CCGCCTTGGTCAGGGAATTGAAAAGTGTACTCTTTCCTACGTTGGGAAGGCCCACGATGCCTAATTTCATTTTTAATTTTACCTCCTTAAAAACATAGTATTTATCAGCATTTCTTAGTTTTAATATACTGTTTACGTACCAATTACGTACCAATTTTAGACTACTTTAAGCGCACACGCCACTTTTTCCATTTCTTTGCTCTTCTGATCTTCTGTTGTATGCACATATAAATTCATTGTAATAGATATATTTGAATGCCCCAAAATTGTTTGAAGTGTCTTAGGAATCATTCCGGCTTCAATACATCTAGTAGCAAAAGTATGTCTCAAAACGTGCATAGAAAACTTAGGAAGATTACATTTTTCGCAAATTTTAAAAAGTGCCGTGTCATACGTGCTGTTTTTAACTGGTGTTCCTTTTTTGCACAGAAAAACCTGATCTTTCCATTCCATTTCAATCATTTGAAATGACTGGTTCTTTTTCTTCTGCAATCTCAAAATATTTACAGCTTCATCAGTCAGAGGAATTGTACGGTATCCGGCTTTACTTTTTGGCTCTCCTGTTTTCCATTCTTTGTTGGAATGTCTATATTCCGTTGCTCTTTGAATTGATATTGTCTTATTCTTAAAATCAACATCACTCCATTTTAATCCGACTAATTCACCAGTACGAAGTCCTGTCTGCAATATAAATCTGTACTGATATTCATAAGAACTCCCAGTAATTGAATTGCAGAATATTTTCTGTTGTTCTATTGTTAATGCTTCTTTTTTAGTAGAACATTTCCCAATATTGTGTTTTACAGTCTTATTGCATGGATTCTTCAATATAACATCATTCTGATATGCATAGTCAAGCATATTGTAAAGTGCTATCCTTGCCTGATAGATTGTCGTTGTCCTATATCCTTCATCAGACATTTTGTTCATAATCCTTTGACAGTCAATAGTTGTGACATCTTTAAGAATTTTCTTTCCTATCACAGGTGATATATTCCTATCATATCTTTCTCTGTAGTTTCTACAGGTATTATATCTTACGGTCTTTTCTTTTATTTTAATCCAGTAGTCGTACCATGCATCCACAAGCATATCTTTTGGAAAATCAAGGTTTGTGTGTTCGTCCTCGTATTGAGAATCAGACAACCATTTCCTACACTCTTGCAATTTGGGGAAAACTTTTTGAATACGTTTTCCTATTCTGTTTGTGTATCTTCCAACATACAAACCATCTTTGCGCTGGCTTATTCCAGAGCCCAGTTCCTTTCCTTTTAGGTCTTTTCCCACTGTTTTACACTCCTTTCCATTATGAGAAAAGCCTTATGCAATTTCACATTTTATCACATAAGGCTTTATAAGTCTACAATTCAACATTCTCTGTTATAAATTTTTCAAACTCTTTTCTCTTAATCAGTCTTCTTCTTCCTACATAGACAACAAAGGTACATCTGGGGTTGTTTGAAAGTTCTCTTATTTTGTTAATGCCGATGTTGCTGTACTCCGCAGCTTCTTCAAGTGTTAATGTGACTTTTTCCCAAATAGGAACTGTTTTTCCCACGTCTATTTCACCTACTTTCTTTTTGATTTCTTTAATTCGTCTGCTCAATGTTGATATTGGCAAGAAAGTGACAGCCGATATTTGCTCAAGGCTTTTACCACGGCATAACAGGCTGAACACTTGCTCTTCCTCTTCCGTAAAATTGGCGTTCCGGAAGATTTCATCAAGTTCCGGCTTAGTCAGTTTTGACAACTTCATAAGCCAGTCTCCTTCGCTAAATTTCAGTTTTAATGTGTAACGTTACACATAATTACACAGGTAAATAATTGTCCAGTGCCTGCCGGATCACCCAGGAGATAGGTCTGTCCTGCTGCCGGCAGTAATCAATTAATCTCTCGTATTGCTCCGGATCCATGCTGATGTCTTTCCGGATGTTCTTCTTACCGTCCTCTTTCTTCGGTCTCGCCATTCCTATCTCCTTTCTTTTACCTATTCTTCAGGGCAATAATCAGATCATTATATGTTGCCTGATTCATATACATAGTCATATGTACCTGATCTACAACCGTTTCTCCACGTTTTTGCCAATCTTTGGTGATGTATCCATACCGCTTAATCCACTTTTTATTGATGCGCTTCTTTTTGTTCCTGCGCCGTTGGACCTGCTTTGTGGTAACTATAACGGTATATCCGCCCATCAGATCGTTCATTTTACTTAACATGCCTATCTCTCCTTTCGTTACACAATTTTTCCGATATTTCAGTTTACCGCTTCAAGAAGGAACTGTTTTTCTTCCAGTCTCTCATAAATGGTCTGTCCATTTCCGGTTTCTATGTACGGCAGAAATATTTCTTCAAATCGCACCATCTGAATATCCAGCAGCGCCATCTGCGCTTCTACCCAGTCCTTCAAAATGCGCCATGCTACACGCTCTGCCTGTTCCCTGGTAGCCTTGATGCTGCTTCTCGGACTGTTCTTTTTCTCCTTTTTTAACACTTCCAGACATTCATCCACCTTTACCGGCAACCTCACTGGTATCTGCTTAAAACCGGTATCAATCAGGAAGGAAAGACCTGTTATTGACTCTCCGTCATAATTCTTCATGATACTTTTTGCTTTATGCTTCATCAGAATGTACTCAATCTCTGATACTGTCTTAAATGAATCCACTGTGGTTGTATAATTCAAAATTGCCATTTCTACACCTCCGATATCGTTATTTAATCTTCTAATACCAAATCATCTGATTCTTTCTTTTGCCATTCTGAAAAATCTATAGATTGAAGGCAGTTAGAGCATCCATTTAGCTTCTGGGAAATTCCGCCACCACGCTTTTTATCTGTTTCATATGACCCAACAATAAACTTTCCGCATCTTGGGCAGTAGAAATATAATAATCGTCCAAGATTGTGGGTTTTAGGTACTTCTTTTGTGGTTTCAATTCTCGGCTTCTGTGGTATCTGCTTTTCGATAGCTATTTTGATAGCAAGCCAAAATGATTTTCCACCGCTTCTTCCTCCGATTGGCTTCTGTTCATCCCATGCCTTTGATATTTCTCTGTAATCAAGCACCATGATTTCCTCCGCTAAATTCTAATATTTCAGTTTAATGAATTTTATATCTGTCTCTTGCTGCAGAACGAAACATCATAAAAAGCATTTCCGATAATGGTTTTTCTCTGTCTCTGCGTTTTGCCTTCTTAATTACTGTCAATTCTCTCCAGTTATTACGACAACTGCTTTCTGTTGGAACAAGTACCCCTACAAAGTAAGGAATTTTATTTGAAACCGCCGCATAAACTTCTTCTGGCATCACAAGATAATTGTAATCGCCTATAAAGTTCAAGCCGTGTCCTGAATTGAAGTCTTCAATAGAAGATTTTACTTCATAACAATAGAAATCCCCTTTTTCAATTCCGGAAACTGTGTTATTAACAGGCTTAAATTTCATATAGTCCACTCTGATTGCATGTGTTGTCGCATAATCAAATGTGACCTCTTTAGCCATATAAATTCTTGTGTCATTTTTAGGATTTATGTATTTTTCCAATGACATGGATAGTTCCTTTGTAATTTCCGGTCGTTTGCTCATCTCTACCTCCTAAATTCTAAGTAACTAAAATAACAACTCAAATCTCAATTTCACTTTTTAGTTCCTAATTTTAGTCCCTTGTGATTTTGTCCTTTAAGCCAAATCCATCATAGGCTGTTTCCTCGTTCTTGATGATGTTTCCTACTGATATGTGCTGTATTTTGTTCATTTGTGTGTACCTTACTTTTGATTGATATTCAGATTGCGGAACATTGCGCACATGACATCTACCACAATGCTATTTCCAAATTGTTTGTAAAGCTGCGTGTTGCTGTTCACTGCTGCCATTTTGGATATATCCTCGTCTGATACTCCCATGAGTCTACCGCATTCTCTCGGTGTCAACTTTCTGACGCGGTACTGTGTGGCAATATGGCTATTTTCATACCCATGTGTGTCGGCTAAAAGATTAGATGCTATGCAATTATCAAGATTTCTGCCACGCATGGCAACTACACAAGGCTGTTGGTTACCACCTTGATATGTGCGGATAGTTGGAGAACAACTATCTTTGTCATATACATTTCCTGCGAAGTTGCCGCCGTCGAATCCGTATATATTTCCAATTCTTCTTTCTTCCATTTATCAAATCACTCCAAAATCATTCTTGGCTCTTTATATTCTCTTGCTGTAATTGACGGTGCAACTGATTCATATGTTCTAATTGCACCGTTTTCTAATCCACTCATGCTGGTATCAATACACATTCCTTTCAACAACACAGTTTCCGTCAGACCGCAAATTGCTGATTCCTGCGTCATATTTTGCCTTGATACAGTTTGCGATTTCTCTTCTTCCCGGTTCACAGATTGTTCCGTCAATGCAAGTCTGCTCTGCTCTGCTATGCTATGCTCTGCTCTGCTCTGCTCTGCTCTGCTCTGCTCTGCTCTCAGAATTGTGTTTTTGCAATGTTCCGTTGTCAATAAGTGTCTGAATAAGTTTTTGTGCCTTTTCATTGTTGATGTAATACTTCTCGTCCACATCATATTCAAGGTAATCTTTCAACTTCTTTTTCAACGGTATCTGCTGTGGGAAATGGTAGTTATATTCTCCCAAAAATGAAAACATGAAGCATCTTTCACGGTTCTGTGCCACTCCGTAGTTCTTTGCGTTTAAGTCCTGCCAGTAACTTACATATCCAAGACTTGTCAGAAAATCGATCCATTTCTGAAAATCAGACATATTCGATTCTGCGTGGACTTGCGGAACATTTTCCATGAACAGAATCTGCGGTAATTCACCACCACTTTCATGTATTTCTGTCAGAATCCGTTCCACTTCCCACAATAAACCGCTTCTTGTTCCACTACCTTTACTCATTCCCATTTGCTTTCCAGCAACCGACAAATCGGTGCAAGGAAACGAGTAAGTAAGTAAGTAAGTAAATGTTTCAGTGTCCGTAATGGCTAAATCCGCAGCATGAACCTGTGTTATATCCATTGTTGGAAAATCAGTGCCATGCACAGCGTTATAACTTGCTATGGCATACTTATCAAACTCCACAACTCTGTAATGCTCGAATTTCGCACCGATACGTTTCAGTGCCATTGCCTGACTTCCGTATCCTGCGAACAACTCTATCAGGCGTATGGGTTTTGTGATTTGTACCGGCTGTCGCATAATATCGAAAATGTTTATCTGATTCACGGCATCACCCCCGGAATATCCTCAAAACTAATCTGATTATCTCTTTCAAAGACAATCATCTCATTTTTGGCTCTCTGATAAAAGTTGCGGTCAATCTCAAATCCGAAAGCACTTCTGCCGGATTCTGCGGCTGCTCTCAAGGTACTACCGCTGCCACAGCAAGGATCAATCACTACATCACCGGGATCTGTAAAAATCTCTATCAGTTTTTTCAGCACCGCTACCGGCTTCTGCGCCGGATGGATTTTCGGAATATCTTTTCCGTCTTTCTCCCAACTGAACCAGTTAAAAATCATTTTCCCAGTGCCACGGATTGTCTTTCCGTCCTCGTCAACCTTTGCACCGTTCCGGAACTTCGGCAGCTTGTCACGGTAGAACACAAGAGCATATTCAGTAGCACCAACCACACGCATATTTGCCTTAAGCACCTGCGGACTGTAATTTTTAACAAATACCAACGGTATGTAATGGACGAATCCATGCTTATAGGCGGCATCAATCAGCGTAGGCATCTGTTCAAAAGAGCAGAACACGATCATGCAAGGGCTGTTGCTACTTCTTCCCCTGGTAACGCTATTCTTGTCTTCTTTTTTCAGCATCTTTGAGCAGAAATGGAAATACTCATACAGATTAAAGTTGAAATCGGAATTGAATGCCGCCTTGCCTGCCAGCTTGCTTTCTCCGTTCTTATTATCCCCACCGTTGTACCACATAGGGTTACTGCCGTAGAAGTTCTTGCCGACATTATACGGGACATCGGCAATGATAAGCTGTGCCGGAGGTATGGCATATTTCTTATAGTTCTGCATTGAATCTCTGTAAATCTCACATTTTAATTTTTTCATTTTTTCAAGGAGACCGCATATGCTTCACTCTGGCCAGAGTCTCGGCTCCTTTCTTGGTTTTATCTAACTATCGTTTCTGCTTGTTCCTTGTACATCCGTCCTGCCATGCGCACAAGGTAGTGCTGTAAGGCTTCTGCAACGCTGATTCGGTGCTTTACGCAGTATCGGTCAACGTACCTCTTAAAGTCCTCGTTCTGCTCGTACAGGGCGGTGTAATCAATGGGTTCCATCTGCATCACACTCCTTTAAGATTTCATCTAAGCAAGCATTATATCCTGCATTCAACATCAGTTTGTCATTCTCACTTTCTTTCCCTACTGTACGTCTTTTCTCCGGCAGTTCCAGGAGTGGACACGAACTATCTCTTCCATTAAGACTTTCGTCTATGGAATAATAATTATCTGTTATTGCACAATGATATAATCCTTCTAAATCACTGGTTGCAACTCTACAATCAGCACAACATTCCGGCATATCCATTACCAACACTGCTTTTGCCATATTCACACTCCTTCCGGTTTCTCACACCGCTCAAACTCAATCACCCATACCCACGGATTAGCATCCCAACCATACCGGTCAAGGTCAGATTTTTTGATGGTACTGTTCCAAATCCCTATAAACGATGTAATTGTCATGTTTTCATCAAGTCCTCCATTTGTGTGGATATACTTATCTGCTCCTTCTGCCAACGCACTTTCTGCGCTGACCTCCTGCAGCCGCTCTACTCTCACATCTATAACCTTAAGCCAGATCCGTGCGGCTTCTTTTGGCATGCGGATTGATGGGTGCCAGTGTATTCTCGTTGAAGTTGCCATACATCCGTCACATCCAGGATGATTTCTGCAACTTGCCGGATAACCACCAGATAAGGTTTCACATGGGTCTAAATAATCGCTGTCATAGTCCGCACGATAATAATATTTTCCACATTCCTCCGTCCATGTCTCGCGAATATACAGAACATCCCCCGGGCAGATAGGGCAGGTACGTTCTGCTATACTTAACTTATTTTTGTGTTCTTTGTCCGAATAATTATGTACTGCGTAAGTCCGCCTGTCAGCATTGTAAAAATCCATATCCGGTACGGTATACTCATTTGCATCTTTATTGATTCGCCTCGTACAACTCTTTCTCCCTTCCAGAATCGCCCGAACCATCTCGGTGTTGAATAAAATCGGTTTAATTGCCATCTGTTCCACCTGCCTTTACAATCTCCAACAAATCATCTACCAAATCCTTGACTTCGTACATCATCATAGTGTCGTAAGATTTTGACTGCTGCTCTGTTGTCTTATTTCCATACTTTGTACAGTCTTTAAGGAATGCTGTGCGTTCTTCCAACTGTTCCACAGCCTTGTCCAGGTCGTAAAGTCTGCTCTCCGTAAATGCCTTTTCCATCATCACTGCGGTTTCCAACTCAAAGTTACCGCAGCAGGTACCCATATCCGCAATACATCGTTGGAAGAAATCTGCGAATCGGTCTGCGTTATAGTCCGCTTCAAATGCCTCTGGAATATCAATCAGTATTTTCATCGTTCACCCTCCTGTTCCATGCTTTTGTCAATGTGCTGTCCGCACTCAGGACAGTAATAATAATCGTCATAATCAACCTCGTAATGTTGACCGCAGCAAGGGCAAATCCACGTATCGTATACAAGCTGTCCATCTGAGTATCCGTCTCCCTCGTAATCCGGCTTCTTGGCTTTCTGCTTCTCCGCAGCTTCACGGCATTCCTCCACTGTTCCGATTGTACGGTACTGTTTTAATTCTTCCAACCACTCGGCAAGTTGCCTATGATAACTACGGCAATCATTACAGTCTGCTCCGTCCTTGCAAATAATATCGCACGGCTGTGAGTATTCGATTTCAGTTGTTATAGCTTCATTCTCCGTCATTGCTACTCCTCCAACAGTTCCGGGCTGTCAAACGTATTGCCGATAACTTCCATTCTACTTGCTATATATTCGTCAAGATAAAGATATTGCAAACCCATAGGACTTCTATATTTTCTAACAAATGACGCTTGCATTTTGTTCCATTCAATGCAAATTGTTTTTTTATCTCTTGTGATTAAATCGGAATAACTAGCAATATCATTCTCCCAAATCACCCTACCGTTCTTGTCCTTCAGTCCGGTACACTGGCAGATGGTATTCGGGTCTATCTCGTAGAAATTTATACCAGTAACATTCCAATCATCACAAGCAGTTCCATTGTATTTTTCAATAACAATTCCGCCAATAAATACTCTTCCATTTTCAAATCCATCATCAAACAAGTAACCATGTACCCATTCTCCATTATCAATCCGCTTTCCACGGAATAAATATCTATCTTGCATCCTTCATTCCTCACTTTCTTTCTGTAACCATGCCAACGTACAATCTTTACAATCATGACTAAAATCGCATACCTTGTCACTTTTTAATAAATTCCGCAGTACACATAATAGCGCCATTGCCAACTCCTCGTCCGTCATGCTCCTGATCCGGTCTTCGTTGGTCATGGGTATGTAATCCTCGCAGTCTCTTTCTATATCCTCATGCGGACAGTCGTTGATTTTCTCGCACCATGAATACGCATCAAACCCATTATCCTTTGTTTCTAAATTCTTGCAGTTATTACATTTCACCATCTTCCACCTACTTTTCTTGCAAAAATCTCTTGATGACATCAATATCTCTGTCCAGCACGCTTAAATGCTCTTTGTTCATTTTTTGATAGACAATCAAGGGATTCTGTCTTCCTGCCTTTTTCGCTCTTAATACTTCCCATATACCTTTCGGTTCTTCAATCGTCCATCCGGTTTTGATAAGTCATTTGCGAAAAGCATCCAATTTGTTGCTATGCAGTGTGTTCCTATTTGCCATATTCTACCTCACTTTCCCGGTACGGCTCCGGCAGTGGCATCCAAGCTAAAACCACATGATCTGTACTGTATAAAGTTTCGCCTTCGTTCATTCTCGTCCACCATTCTTTGCTGTCATGTCGGTAAACTCCAATACACACTTCCCCAGTATCAAGAGTAACCATATTTATCGGATAGTATCCGTTACCTTCTTCCGGCAGTCTCTCGCTAACCGGAATCCACACCGGCTGATTCTGCAATGCTGTGATTGCCATGTCCAATGCCTCATTCAAAATAATGTAACCGCTTCTCGGTCTGTTGTCTTCTATTGCTTTGATAGCTTCTTCTCTCTTCATTCCGCACCTTCCATTTCTGCCAGTTTAGCTTCTGCTTCCTCTCTGGATAAAAATATTTTTTTACCTATATCATCTAAGAAATAACAGCTTTCACCCATTTTATTCATGACATCAATTCTTACAATGATTCTTTTATTGTAAAACTGCTTTATATTCATTTGTAAAACGTGTGCTGCAATAATCGGTTCTTTTACATATGGAGTTATACAATATAATGTATCTCCCACCTTGCACGGTAACCGCAGGAGCAATCCCTGATCATCGGCTTGTTCATATGCTGCCAACTTTGCAATAGCCAGCCTACTCTGATGAGCACTCATTTCACATGGCTCAAATAGTCTTTCCTTATCCTTAAACCATACCATTTCTGAATCAGGTGCTTTTTGTGTCAGTCTCTCCATTCTTGCTCCTTTCCGCAATCCACTTGCCGTATCTGCCAAGTTCCTCTACTTGCTCATAATTTGCAAGTCTTTCAGCTATTATCTCCAACGCTTTGAATCTGCCATCTTTAGCAAGTTGCGTAATGGTCATACCTTCATCATCCGGCAAATCTTCCGGATGGAATAAAACTTCACCTTTTTCTGTGACGTATGTCAATCTTTCCATGATTCACTCCTTTCCACCGCAATCCTCGGTCTCTCTGCAAATTGAGGATAGCTGCAGTCATACGGTATATGATTCCAGTGGTCAAAATGCCCCACGATAGAACTGTTTTGCATACTATATAATTCATCCTCGCTATGAAATCCTCTGCTCATGATTTTGCACTCTTTTTCCCGTATGTACTTGCGATTCTGTATACATTGCAAAGTTCTCTATAATATATTTCCTGTGCATGAATGTGATTATCCACACGGTCAAGTTCCGTCTCGCACCACTTGGCAAATTCTTCTGTGGATAACGGTGTCTCTGAAGCATCGAATTTCTCACTGTTATCAATCACAAAACTCACCATATCAACCGGAATGTGGTTCAAATCCGCAAGAATCTGAATCTGTTTGTCCTTATCCTCTGCTTTTTCATAATTCGCCAACAATTCATAACCTGTCATCTGCATTTGCATCACCTCTTATCAAGTTTGATTTCGTTGTCGTAACAACGCTTCTTTGGGTTTCCCTCTACAGGAGAAATCATCTTTTTAGGGTCTGTGGTGTATGCTCCGTTTAGCTTTACACCTATTTTGCTTTTTTCATCCACGTAGCACGATGGCTTGTAACGATCCGGTGGAATGTAGTTGTGAATCCGCCAGTGCTTTACCAGTACAACACCGCTATCAAAAGATAACAGGAATCTGTTGTCTATCAGCACTTTTAAATCATCATCTGAAGCTCCGCACATCCTTATGATTTTCCGTGGATTGTTCACAAATCCGTCATCATCAGCGTTCATACAGATATGGAAATAAAGCATTTGAGCCGTAGCAGGAATATCCAAAAAAGCATCACTCTCAATTATTTTTGCGCTGAACATTCTTTTTTCTGCCATTTAGAACTCCTTACTCAAAAATAGGCTTCTCTATATAGATTCCGGTGTTTTCCACCAGTTCTTTCCACAAGTCCATGAAATCATTCCCATTGCATTTATCTACTGCTTTGTCCATGTGGTCTGAAAACTTATCCTTGAAATTCGTCAGCTTCTTCTTACCAAATCCATCTTCCATAAGGATCACCATTCCATATAGGATGTACCTTGTGGACAACTCATTGATAAGGTTGTTACATCTGACCTGTTCCCGGATGCATTTCTGCGCTACAACTGACTTGTAATGTGGATAATCAGCTTCTGTAAATTCCTTGTACTCAATCGTCCAGTCTGCAAAATCGTTAAGCCTGCTCTGTAACTCCGTATAAGGCTCATTCTCGTACTTTTCGTTGTACTCGGTAAATTTACCGCAGAAGTCGGAAAGTTTCGTCTGTGAGTACTTGTAGTCTTTCCACAAGGTATAACAGAACAGTGTCAGTATCCCAGTGAATGGACTTCTTTCGGCTGATTGTCTCAAAAGTTCTGTCTGCCGCATGATTTTCAAAATTTCCTGCGGATTGTCATATCGTTTTGGCATTTTATGTATCACCTCTTTTCAAGTTCTGGCTCTTTCCTTTTGCAATGAGTAGCACCGTATTCTGATTTTCCTACATATTCGTAGCAATCAACACATTTCCATTTACCACTCTGATATGGTTTGTGAGTGCGTCCGTTGATTGAGTGCATTGTGTTTGGGTACTCATTCCAACAGCTACAATCGTAATTTTTTTCACTCATGTAATCTTCTCAAATTGCTTTAACAGGCATTCCTTACAAAACTGTGCACCGTCAAACTCGTAAAGTTCCTCTACCTCTTCATTACAATCATCGCAATACAAATGTTTCACATTTATATTCGGGCACCTATTGCCGAGACATGGATAAGCTTTCGTTGCACATCCGCAGCATTCACCTTTGTATTTCACCATTTTCTGAAAAACTCCTTTAATTTATTACAGAATTGCTGAAATTTATACTTAAACAAGTACTTTTTAAAAGATTCAGTTCCATATTGATAGCAAAGATACATAATTTGTTTTTGAGTAGAAAGAGATTCATAAAACTCCTTGTCAGTTTCTTCAACGTATTGTAAAAGTACTTCATAGTCTGTTTTATTCATTACTTTCACCGTCCTTTTCTCCATGCAAAAGTTCCATAAACTTCTGATACTGTTTCTGTGAAACTGAATTGTTCTGCTTCTCAGGCTTCAAACTGATGACCAAATGTTTATCTGCAATGTTCGATAGTTCCCTTGCAAGATTGATTCTGCCTTGTGCCAGTCCATCACGGTAACCTTTTCCCGGTCGGTACTCTGCGATCTGCTTCTTTCCATCACCTTGACCACCGGCTGTTTTGTTGCGAAGTTGGTAACCCTCGTCCGCATAACGCTTAATCCAGTACTGCTCCCACTTGTCCAGTTCTTCTACCGGATAATTTAGGAATCCGATTTTCCAACCGTATATATTTTCCACAGAATATAATCCGTGGCTTTTCATGGATAAATCAATGTGCTGGTATCCGTTAAGATGCCCTGCCAGTCTTTGTAGTAGGTGTACCGCCTGTCCCACATACGCAAAACGAAAACCATCCTCGTCTGTTCTTGTCAGAAAGTAAATTCCACTTCCATCGTCCACATGGGGATTGACCGCCAGTATTCTTTCACGATTCTTTCTCTCTATGGATTTTGCTTTTGCTATATTCTTCCAATCAGCCAACCACATCACCGCCTTTCAAATGGAATCAAATATCCGTCCGGCAAGGCATTTATAATATTTCTCAATGCCCCATATCCTGTCTTTTGCATATTGACTAAAGCATTGCTTTGACAGGTATTCAGTTCGGATATGTTGGAATCAATGCCATTCATTATTTCACTTCTTAATTGCGGTGTAAGTGGTCTATAAAATGTGTCAGACATTCGCACCTCCATTTCTGTAATTTTCCAGTCTTTCAATCATGGTCTCTCTGCTAATATCTCCGCTCTCATGCCACTCTACCGCATGAAAAACATCGTTAAGATTCTCACTCAAAACCTCAATTCTGATACTTGCCGACCGGATATACTCAATCAACCGCTGTGTATCTCGTGCTATGTCCTCGTAACCGTACAACTGTAAGTGTTGCACCATAATTTCAAGGTTGGAGATACTTGACGGCTCCATTAGCTCATTGACATCCTTGTAGCACAAATAACCAAAACTTCCACCACTCAAAATGGGCACTCCTTTCCATGCTGTAAAATCCATTCCTTGCCTGCTGCCGCATAGTCCACATTCGCTAATGGAGCAATCTTTTTTACCTCTGCGACACATTCACTGGGTTCTGCATTATCTCGGCTTAAATGGCACAATATGACGTTCTGCAGGGCATCTGATTTGTTCGCAATGACAAATTCCTTTACTGTTTCCAGTTCCATATGACCACGGTATACATGGTATTTCTTAGCATCGTTGGAATCCTCTGCAATGTACTTCTTCTGATAGTTACATGAAATAAGGATGTGGTTTACTTCATTGAACCGCCACTTAACAAATTCCGTGTCAGTTACATAAAGCAATTTTCCAATTTCCGGGTGAGTAATCAGAAATCCATAACAAGGGCATTCCGTACCATCTGCATTCGTGTGTGTCCATTTGCCGTCCAATGTTGTCAAATCAAATGCCATTATTTCTCCACCAGTAAACCCTATTTCCATAGGTTCTAAACTCTCATATGGCTTAAATACTGGTATTCCCATGTGTTCAAGGTCTGATACGGATAATGAGTGGTCTTTGTGCGCATGGGTGCATATCGCACCAACAACACACTTAACATCCCAGTTAAGACCACGTTTTATGTCCATGATAGAAAGTCCTGCATCCAGTAAAAGCGTTTCGCCATTATCTGCAGTCAGAAGATAGCAATTACCGGAAGAACCGGAGCCTAAACATTTTAGCTTCATGTTTCTACCTCAATTTCATCATCTTTTGGAAACTGAAATATGCAGTTATTTACATATTCAACTTTTGATGGCTCATTGTTCATGGTTTGAACTATAATTCCACTATTTTTCAATTTTTCAAACTGTTTTACCACATCTTCTGTAATTTCAACATTTTGAAAAAGAATCGGCATACTAACGTATGCTTTTCTAAGCATTTCCATAGCTTTCTTTGCCTTTTCTTTGGAACCGTATTCAGCCATTTTTGTTCCCATTGCTGTCGAAGAGTTGTGGCAATAAATAGCCGCATGATCAACATCTTCATATTTCCCAAATGCCATGCTTAAAGAACTGATTTCATATGGCATATCAATCGTTCCGTCCTGCGATATAACTCTCATGGCAACCTCCTACTTAATCTCAATATCCGGAATAAGCCGATCCGGGTAAAAAACTAATTCATAATGGTATCTGTCCGTAGATTTCGGTTCTACCTGTTCCATCACATAGCAAGTCCAGTCGTTCAAGTAAATGTAGTCCTTATAATACTGGTTTTCCCCAGTTTTAAATGTAACGACAAGTTCATTAGCAGAGTTATTGCTAAGAGCCATATACCCCTCTGCCTGCAACATAATCATGTCTGTTCTTGCATTAGTCACCGTGATTCTGCGGTATACATTGAACTCGTCAGCTTCTTTATTGAGATTGTAATTCACAGTATCAGCGGTGCTACAACTACAAATACAAAGCATCATTACAAACATCATTACTGAAATAACAAAAATTTTGTATATCCTCTTCATATATTTCATCCTCCCTACTTAAAGCAATCCGGTGTCTCTGCGCTGGCAATGTCCGTCTCTGCGGTCTGCGGTACTTCCTCAAATTTTGCGTCAGGAAACTCAATAGTGTTTGCATTTGCCTGTACCTCTTCTGCCACAACTTTTTCCACATCAAGTTTCACATCGGAAACATCAGGAAATTCTTCCTGCGCATACAAACCTTGGAATTTATCCGGAAAAGCTTCTCTTAATGCCTGTACAACAGCAACTTTTCTTATCATTGTTGCAGGCTTTTTAGACCATTGACCGTTGATTGTTCCATCTTTTTTTCTTCCAACATATTCATCGAAAGATACTGACTGGTACTCCGGTGTCTCTCTTCCTTTGATAAACACTTTAGCCCAACCTCCTACAATAGATTCGTCCTTAAGGACAAAAGATCCTTCTCTTTCTTCCACGGAACCATCTTTCTTCTGAACAATAATTCCTGCTTTTTTTCCTGCATAATTCGGATTTGCATCGGCTCTTTTTGTAAAAACATCTTTTCCGGTAACAATCGTAGCAGGATCATTGTTTCCAAACTTAATGAGGTATGCTTCTTTCAAAAAAGGATTAAGATGCTGATATCTGCAAAGAGACAAAAACATCATTACTTCCTGATCCGATACGTTTCCACCACCGCTTACAAGGTACTTTCTTACCGTTGTTGGGGAAATTTTTACAATTTCCCCATTTGATTCGTATTCCACAATTCCTGTGTTTTCCTGTTTCTTTTCGTCTGCCATGCTGCTACCTACCTTTCTACTTTCTTAATCCCTTTAATTTTAATGATGAATACCTGTGTTGTCTTGGGATTCTGAATAAGTGCAACAATATCGTTAAACCTGTCATGTTTTTTAATTCTTAAAACCCTGTATTTATCTTCTTTGTTTAAATCAGAACCCATTACAAAATTCTGTTTGTATCCATTAAGACCGCTCCATTTACCGTATGTTCTGTACTGCTTACCAGTATCCGTAACCTTTACGGTATCTCCCACGCAGATTTCATCTTTCTTCTCCGGTTCTTTCTCCGGCTTGTAGTTTTCAAGGACAACGTACTCTTCGTGCCATAAACCACACTGTTTCTCAGAGTTTTTACAAATGCATCCGCTTTTTGTAACATAAGTTACTTTGAAAATTTCTTCGTTTTTATAAGTATTAAAAACAGACTTCTCATTAACAACCTTGACGTACTCACCTACCTTGGCTTTCCTCTTAACCTCACGAACACCGTTATCAAGCTTCACATCTTCGCCCATCAGCCGATTGAAAGCCAACTTAGCACCAGTACGGAAATCAAATTCATCAGCCGGATTGCATTTTGCTTCTGCTTTCTCGCCAGTGGATTTGTCCAGTGCGATCACTTTGTTGTCCTTGCGGTAGATTACGATGGTTTCATTCTGAGTTTTAACTAAATCAAGCGCATCTTCTGCGTGATTCCATCCGTGCCCTTCTTTGGCGAATCCATTGCAATCATGACCGCCTACAAATTCGTCAAACTCAACCGAGCAGTAATTATCCGTCAATAGTTCTTTGACTGTTCCGCATTTCCCCACAGTTCTTCTGTTGAGCGTAACAATATCCTTTTTTACTTTTACTCTGTCTCCAACCTTAAATTTATGTTTTTCCATGCTATTCTTCCTCGCTTTCCGACTCATTCATAAATCCACTTGCAACTCCCTGATGCACTGTCACATCAGCTTTGTAAATCTCCTTGATACTTCTAGGCATCACATGGAATGTCACATCTGTATCAGCAATCTTGCCTTTGAATTTCAAGGCTCCACGGTCTGTCAGACCCATGTAAACACCCGTGTAGCACTTGCCCTCTGCATTAAAAACCACGGTGTCACCGGCATTGATTGTTTCTCCCCTTGTTGTCAGAACGGAAATGACTGTTTCTTTCTTAATCTGCATTTACTTTTCCACCCTTATCCTTTCCTCAAATAAGAATCTTCCTACCCTTGCGTTAAAAGAAAAGAAAACTGCTTCTATACCTGGAACTTCCCTAGCCATACTTGCATACGGTTCAGTTTTCATGGCATCTGCAACGGCTTGTGTAAAATCTGTGCCAGATATACGCACTTTCTTGTTCAAATCATAATCAGGCATCTACATTTCCCTCACTTTCAACTCTTTGTCATCACTTCTGCGGAACATAATTAACTGGCTGTCAATCTGCGGTATTCTCCATGAATCAAGGCTCTCGGTATCGTCAACCATAATAGGCAATTCCACCCCGCACCGCTTCTGAAACGCATTGCAAATGTCAATCTCCGTCAGAATCCTTGCTCCGTGGTTCATGTTACGGCTGTAAGGCTCTCCCTTGTAGATAAAGTCGCAGCATTCCTCGGTATCACCGTTCATAAGCGGTCTGAACATCTTTACGTGGCAGAACTCCAAATACTCGTTCACATCAGATTCCAGCAGTTCATTCTTCTTCCGGCTAAACCTTTTCAGCAAATCAAGTTGTGCCTGCACATCTGTAATCTTCTGTGCAATGTCTCTTCTCTCTTGTTCCAGTTCTGCGATCCGCTTATCAACACTCTCGTTAATACTCACACTGGACAGTTTCTTGTTTACCTGTTCAATTTCTGCCCTAATTTCTTCCTCTGCGCATTTCAGTTCAATTCTCATGCTCTGCATATCCGCATAGCGGTTCATGGCAGCTTCTTTCTCAGCAATCTGTGACTGGACAGATTTGTATTCTTCTGTGTTGGAAATATCCACGCTTGCCGGAATGGAATTTAAGGCATTATCAGCAATAGCAATCTCTTTTTCCAACCGCTCCACTTCATCATCGGTCTTTTTCAGTTCCTCACGCTTATGCTCCAGTTCTGCCTGATCCGCTTTGATATGGTCAGCACAGGAAGAGCCTTCTTTGGTAATCAGTTCCAATTCATGTGCCTTATGCACATCAAACTCCGTTCTTAACTGCTCTTTCTTCTCTTCCGGATATTCCTGTCCACAGTAGGAGCAAATCAGAGAATTTTCATCAAATTTAAGGCTTTTATTCAAATCCCAACTCTTCTTCAAATCCTGTCTCTTCTGTTCATACTGTGCGATACGCTTTTCCAGTTCCGTGATCTCTTCACGAATGGTATCTGCCTTAAGCAACTCTTTCTGATGTTCATTCTGAATCTGATTCAGTGTTGTGCGTTTCTCTCTCCTATCAGCATCCAGTTTTTCATTTGCTTTCTGCTGTAATGCGCTCAACTGACCTTTTAACTCAATGATTCCATCAGAAAGCTTGTCGTACTCTGCCATACGTTTCTGATTGTCGTTCTGCTGCTCAATGTTGGCATTCAGCTTTTCCAACAGTGCATTCTTCTGTAATTCCAGTTCCGCAAGGTCAATATCTTCTCTACGCTTGCTAACCTCGTCAATCCTTGTCGGTATATCGTCCAACTGATCCTGTAACCCTTTAGAGCCATTTCTGCCCCTTGTGCCGTAAAGCTGTGTGTTGCAACGCTTTTTCAGTTCATCAACCGTACCGTCATGCAGTACAGATTTCAGAGGTGCAAATTCCGGATACAGATCGCAAATATCGTCATTGCTGTGCTTTCCAAACATTTCAGCCAGTATTGCTCTCTGCTCTGTACCGCCTTTAAGCAACAGTGTCATGGCATTGATGCAAAGAGAAAACCTGTTCTTATCACAAGCACATTCTTCCAAAAAGCTGTCAAAATCAGCCTGTTTCTTAGGAATGTCGTTGATAGAGTAGTCAGTCACATTTCCTGTAAACTCACCTTTTTTGTTGTAATTCTGCCGACAAACATTTTTCAGAACCTTTTCTTCTCCGCCTACTTCCACCGTAACCATTGCGGTAATTTCACCGCCAAGGTCATTGCCGTCCTTATCGTGCGGTCTTATTCCGGTGATCTCTCTGCCGTTCTCGTCACGGCATCCAAAAATATACTGAATTGCTCTCTTGATTGTGGATTTTCCAGTTTCATTCACTCCGGAAATCTCTGTCCGGTCGTAAATGTCTGCGTCCAGTGTGTTAGAGCCATAGAATTTACAGAAATTCTGCAAAAAGATGTGCTTAATCCTCATTTTTCCTATCCTCCCAAAGATATAAATACAGTGAATTAACAAACATATAGATTGATACCGGCTTGTCTGTCTCGTTGATTTTCTTGTACAACTCTGTGTTTGTGTTAATATTGCCAACTACCCACTTAATAGCCTGATACACACTTTTTTCTTTTGTGCTGTGTTCCTCCCCGATAATTCGGTAGATTTCAGAAAGTCTTCTGTTTCTATTTTCAAACATCAACATTTCAACCTCGATAATGTACTGGAATCCCGGCAAGTACTGTTTCAGCCCCAGTTCTACCAAGATTTTTCTTATCTTCCTTTCCATTTCCTCACTCCTCCGGCTTTCAGTCTTCTGTTACGTGGATCATGTCGTCCTCTTCGCTGATATACAAGATTCCTGCATCTAACAGTCTTGCAATCAGAATCTCATTCGCACGGACGATGGGGATAATCTGTCGTTTCTGCATAAAAATACTCCTTTCTTAACCATTTTTTCTTCCCGGTATTGCGGTTTACAATTCTGTAATAGAATGCTGTTTCACGGTCAACTTCCCACTCTTTAGGATTGAAAAAGAATCTTCCGATTACTCCTTTGACTGTAAACCGCCTTTTGGCACTCATTCTCCTTCCTCCGCAAGTTTGGCATACTTCCAACCTGCAGCATCATCGTATCCGTCAACAGAATAAGATGTACAACCTCTGTTCCATGCAAAAACAATATTGCTTTCGTATCTTGCGAAATGTCTTCTTTTCCACCGTACATCTTCTGAACCTCTCACCAAAATTTTTGTATCAACAGGCACTTTAGACCAGTCAACAGCAGGCTCTACATATTCCTGCTTTGACCATTCTTTAATTCTCTTTTCGCAAGAACGCTTATCATCAGTTTCAGTTTCCGCAAATATGCAGTTATTGCATCCAATATCAGTGCATCTACATATGTTTCCTTTTTTGTCTACTGCAACCGAACCGCCAGCCAGTGCAATATCAAGAATCTGTTCCGCATACTTCTCTCTGTTCGTCATTTTCCATTCATCCTTTCCAGTTCTGCGCTCCTTGTTAGAATCCAGTCAGCGTAGTCACTTAATTCTGTTTTAGTTGTTGCATTTTTCTCACCGTGGTAAACCATGAGTACAATTCCTACATCACAATACTTTTCAAACAATTCCGACAAGTAGTCGGCTCCCACATGGATATTACCGTCCACAGAGTAAATATCCGTAACTCCCAACCGCTCCATGCGGTCTTTGTGCCATCTGTCTGAAATCTGCATCAGTCCTTTGCAACCACCGCTTTCCACATCCGGTCTGCCGGAAGATTCTTTCTCAATCATTGCCATGAGCATTTCCGGGCAGATGCCGTATTCCTCACCGTACTTGACACATATCTCCTGTGCTTCTTCCGAAATAAATGAGCCTTTAGGCTGTGCCGTGGATGTAAATGTGATGGAAAGTGCTATTATAATAGGAAGAAACAGCTTTATTGTTGTTCTCATATCACTGCTTACCTTTCTGTTAAAATTCTTCCATCTTGGAAGACATACAGACTTTTTACTTTGAAAAATTCTGATTCTTCTAATTCCAAATCATTACAGTATACATAGCGTGCTCCGGTTTTTTCATCATTTTCTCCAAAAACATCATCTGTATAATACAAAACCATTGAAGAAAATTCTTTTATGTCATTTTCCGTAACTGGTCTGAGAAGGAGTTCTGTTTCTTCCTCTTTATTCGCATGGTCAATAATTGCAATGTGTTGTCCATCTAAGCAATCATCCATTAAGTAAACAGCAACATTTCGTTCATTGCTTTCAAACCATACAATAACTTCTGAATCAACAGTGTTGGAAGTCACATCCGAGACAGTAAGTCCTACCAAATCCCTTAAATCACTACCATGAAGTACTTTGTTCCCATATTTCAATCCTCTATCGTAATGCGCCCTTCTTACTTCTTTATTCACTGAAATATCTCCTTTCATCTAAGCACTTCTCTGTGCTTCTATTTTTCTTCTGATTGCATCAACACCTTTTTGATATACAAGTGTTTTTATAGATATGTGTTCTTCTCCGTTCTTGGTGTATTTCTGCTCTATTACACGGAACCATCCGCAATCAATGTATTTCTGATATGGTACATTCCATCTATCCAGGATTGCATTATCACGAAGAAATTCAAATAGGTTGTTACGTCCTAATCCTTTGATTCCCAGTACCTTTGAAACCTCATTCATTGAAATTGCAGTCTTGCTGTCTGCCACTGCATCAAAAAAATCTGCTTTCGGCTGCATTTCTTCGATTTGCTTATCTTTCTGCGAAATAATGTTCTGTGCTACGATAAGTGCATTCGCTACAATCTGCTCTGGGGTCATATTCTCTTGGTTTGCTATGTACCCACCATTCTTCCTGATGGAAGGGATCACCTCGTCCATGACCCAGGATTCAAACTTCTCCGCCGCAGGCAATTTTGATCTCATAATGAGCCGGTATACATCACCCTCCGGTATAAAGAGGACATCTTGATTGCCACTTTTAGTGGGGATGTTCCATTTTAGAACCCCCTTGCAATGTGTCTGTACAGCCTTATGCGGTATTGCATATCCCAGTGCACTTGCAACGTCACTTCCAGCAAAATACGTCTTATTATTTTTTGTCACCGTCCGAATCTCTCCGAACTCTTCATTGTTAAATATCTGTAATTCTTCCATGTTTCTCCTTTCTAATTGATAAAATCAGTTACACTCATGCCTAATGCAGATGCTATTGCAGAGATTTTTTCCAACTTAGGTTGATAACCTGATTCTCCATCTGTCTCATAATGTTTTTTCCATTCACTAAGAGTAGATGTAAGTACGCCGCTCATTTGTGCAACTTTGTAATCAGTCAATCCTAATTCATCTCTGCGTTTTGCGTACTTTTCGTACATTTTCTCTCTCCTTTCTTCAAAAACATATTGACAGTAGCTTAGTTTTCTAATATAATCATAGCGTCGCCTAAGTTAATATAGAAAAATAATCTACTACCTTTTTGATTAGCTTATGTTTCTAAGCTATGTATGTACTTTAGCATAGTTTTTTAAGCGTGTCAATATGAGATAGCTTATTTTTCTAATTTATTTTTTAAGGAGAATAACTATGGACGGAAATGGATACGAAAGATATGCTAAAATAAGGGATATTTGTGGGTTTACAGACTACAGAGTATCTAAATTAGCAAAAATAAAAGGTGGTACTGCTCCGATTTCTAACTGGAAAAATGGTGTTTCTGTTATGAAAGAAAATAAAATGAAGTCTATAGCTGATGTGCTTGGTGTTAGTTTAGATTATTTAAAAGGTGATGCCAAAACAACACGCTGCCCTATTTGTGGATATAATGTAGATTTTCTCGATACCTTTGACAGAGAGCACCATAAAGAAATACATGAAAAATTTATAAAAATAAAAGAAATATATCCATTTTTTACTGGCTACACAGAGTCAGAAGAAAAAAGAAACAAAAACATAGATATTCTTAATTCTTCTGCTAGTGATATTGACCGGAAAATGGAAGCATACGAAAATTATTTGCAATCTTCATTTTCGTTAGAAATAATAAGCAGCTGTTATGACATATCAAATTTAGATTATGAAGAATTTTGCAAAGAAGAAGTAAGCTTATTAAATGCAGACAGTAATATCACAGAAGAACTTATAGACAAAATTGTTAGGAAATATGGAATAGATAAAAGTTATATGATATCTACCGATCATTTATTGATTAGGGCATCAAAGAATCCACGCATTTTAAGATTACTAAGTTTTGCAGAAAAGCTTCCACCGGAAACTCTTGATATGCTAATCGTCCAGGCAGAAGCTTTATACAATAACCGCAAGGGGTGATTATTCATCCCTTGTTTTTTCTTTCATAAGAAGATAAAACCATCTTAATTTATAAGATTCTTCAATAGAATTTATCATATCAATAATTTCTTTCTTGTACTCTTCTTTAGACATTCTCTTTCCATTAGTTTTAAAATTTTCTGCCATCGTAACCACACCCCTCTCCCCTTTAATTTTCCGCAGAATCTAAAGTAGCGATACATCACATTATAGAACATACGTTCTTGATAATCAATATATATTTGACTCACGTTTTTTGTTGTTGTAAAATATCAACAAAAAGAGGACGGTGAAAACGCCAATAAACACCGCCCTCGCCAGAACTTGATGTCCCTCGTTTCAAGGGATGTTACAAGTGTATCATGTGAAAGGGGGATAAAAAACATGATGGAAAAAGACCGAATCAAAGAAATTTCGACACATCTATCAGTCAACCGTGCAAATTATATGTTAAGTTTTCGTGGGAATCTCCACGAATTTCTTAATGAGCCGGACATGACGGTTTACAAGCTTGCAGATGAAGCTAATTTGCCTTATTCTACGCTTAATTCACTACTGTACGGTAATTCTAACGACACGAAGCTATCTACCGCTGTTGCGCTTGCTAGAGCCTTTGGAATCAGCGTAGATGAACTGGTAGGTTGTGGCACTATGGAAGATAAGATGTTGGAATCTGTCAAGATATGTCGCAGTCTGCCGGAACACTCTCTGTACCTTATCCGCTACTTCATACGTCACCAAGATAAAATCTATTCCAGTCTTGAAAAATCGCAAAAGTATATTTCTATCCTCAAACCGCAACTTGTGAATGGAATTATAGCCACCACAAACGCTGTAGAACCTATTTGCATAGACAACTTACCGGAAGATATAAAATCCAAGACTTATATCGGTTTGAAAATTCCCTGTGACTACTATATGCCGTTTTATCTTCCAGGGGAAATTATTCTCCTTTCCGCGGATCGTAAACCGCAAGACGGTGAACGATGTATTGTAACAAGTAATGGTGGGATATATATTGTCGTGAAAACACATATAATTGAAGACGGTGTAAGAAAATGGAGATATGTTCCGCTCATGTCTCCGAACAGTATACTCCCTGAAAATATTATTGATGACATGATAGGATATGTAATTGGTTTCGTCAACAATGACGGTGACTGGGGAATCAGATAAAAAGATTAAGAGCATGGCTTTTACACCATGCTCTTTTGATTGATTTATTTTTGCTTTTAATCTCCGCCCATCGGCTATCACTCCTTCTGTAAATGGCAAGTTAAATGAATACCCATCAAAGTTATCCCAAGACTATACAACAGATAATGAGTCACATACTTTTCCAATAGGGGCATTATCATTATTTTTTATAACCTACGGAACTAATGACCACGCAGATGTTTATTTATGTAGATGCGTAACTGCAAATACACATGCTTTAGCCCCGTTGCACACATCAAGTGTTATAGCACAAACGTATGAAATTAAACTTGATATAGCAACACGATCGGTAACGATTACATCAAAAAGACCTTGGGTGCAGGTGGATATTATAAATCTTTAATTTTACATCCAATCACTCCAACTTGTAACACTTGTATTATATCTTCTTTTTACTCCGCCCATTGTAATAGCAAACTGCCACACAGCGGTGACAACTGAAGTATCATACCATGTGGTAGTAAAAATAGGAACATAGTATGAACCACTTGTTCCGGTATTACTTACTAATGTAAAACCTACTGTCGTATGATTTGGAGCAAATGCATTTGGAAGCCAGTTTATATCAAAATTTGAATTAGATAAAAATGCGTTTAACTTGCCATTTACATCATTTATGGCTGCGTTAGTATCATTGATGTCTTTTGCACCGAATGATGTGCCTACTTGCGTATATTCAGTAACATCAACAAAAGAAACAGTTCCATCGTCATTTTGTATTTGCTGATATTTTCTTAACTGATTTTTAGTTGTGTCTAATACATCATCAACATAGTTTGTTTTTAAATCTGCCATAATTACACCTTAAATCCTTTCTGACCGCCAAGCGTAAAGGCAAGTCGGTTCTGCGCTTTTCTTTGTGCTACTAACGTATTGTATATCTTTAACTGCAACGATTCTATTCTGTTCCAGTCTTCATATGTTGGAACCGATTTATTCTCTTTCCATGTTTTGAATTGTTCGGAAAATGAGAAAGTGGAACTGTTAATTTCTGCCAGCGTAGTTTCAAATAAAGTGACTTCATCGGCATAAATCAGATCTGCTTCAACCTTATCATCTCCAAGATTAAAAGATGATATTTTATACATAGATTCTGCAGTGCTTTTTAGTTCCAACAGATTATTTTTAATACGGTTATAATCTGTATATAAAAAATAATCTCCTATATATGTTTTACCATTCCATTCAGAAGACCAATTTGTTTTAGGATCTGCCCACATTATGCTTCCTCCACATCTCCAAACAATTCTATATATTTCTCTGTATCATTCAGCCCCAAATACTCTTTTATATCTTCTTTTGTTTTCGGCACTATTTCTCCGTTTGGATAAAACAAGAAAAAATTACCTTTTTCTGTTCTGAATATTTTTCTGTTTGTCATTTCATCAACATATATTATTTCAGAAGTTTTCGTATTATACAGAAGACCGTTAATTATTTTTTTCATTACAACCTCCTTATGTTCTCATTGCTCTTCGCAATTGCAACGATCCACTAAAAGCACCATTAAAGTTTAATTTGTGTGTTTCCACTTCGACTTGTAAGCTGTTTACAATATCACTCTCCACGAAAATAATATCAGCAGCTTCCAGCACCGGATCACCTCTGTATTGAATATCATAAGAAATATTATTTGCATAATAATTCCCAAGCCATTCGGCAACAGTCCTTGCATGATCTTCCGTGGAAATAAGTTGATTTTCACAATACCTTATTTCTCCAGAGTTGTTAATTGATTTTTTTAGATATACGTTATCTTCAACTACTTGTGGAGTATTATCTTCTCCGTTTTGAAATGTATATATTTTAACAAAAACATCTTTTGTCTTTCTTTCTGCGTATCCATAAGGATTTTCTGTCATAGAGTCTTTTTTCAACTCATAATCAGATAAATCTCCAAAACTGATTTTATCAATCAAAACTCTGTTTTTAGGATATGCTTTTGTTATTTCAAAACGAATACTATCGAAGTTTTCAAATTCATCATTTAGCAACGCTTTTTCTTTCAAATTATCATATTTAAAAGTCTTAAGAAGTGTATCTCCATTATATGTAGATACTTTCATCTCTTTTGGAGCATTTCCTTGAAATGAAATATACAATCCATAATACGTGTATGCTGCAGGAAGTTTTAATGTAAGCACTGGATTCTCCGAAAACAATCCATTTTCATCAGAAACATTGCTCGTAACATATCCTGTCTGTTCTATGGATGTACCTGTATTTCTCGGAAGAAATAATTGTGAACCATCTACACGCATAAAATTTCTTGTCAGCTCTGCATATACATTGTTGTTTCCATATAATACATTAGTGGCATTTCCCCACCACGCATTTCCGTTTGAGGTAACCTGCATATCTGCCGGATCTATAACATTTGCAAAGTTGGCTTTAATATTTACTCTTCCGTCAGAATCTACAAATAAAATGCATCTTGAAGCGTTGCACAACAACTGCAAACATTCTTTGTGAGATGCTTCCGGCATTGGATTGTGTAAGCTCACATCTCTTAAACAATCGTCAACAAAATACTCGTCAGGCTCGAATCCGGCATCTGTTAGAATGCTAATAGCTTCTGCATATGCTGTTCTATCGTATATTTTGTTTCCTTTTGTATAGATGTCTTCCAAAGTTGAAAGAATATCATTTGCGGTGAAAGACATTTGATTTTTTTTAGAGTTCCAGTTAGTCAAAAGCATCGTGGCTTTTTTATGCCATTCCACTGTTTCGTCTGACAGGACCATTCCGTATGATAACTCCATTTTTTGTCCAGTTTCAAGGAAGTTGATAAAGGAATTATCATCGTCTACATTGTATACATTATTTTTATCCAGTATTGTTACAGATAATTTTCTGTATGGAATCTCCGCTGAAATTCCGTTGACAAATTCTTCAAAAGATGATGTTGATACATCATTATTTCTATATGTCAGCCCAACACCCATTACAATTTTTTCTACTCTAAGCCGTTTATTTCCTCCGACCATAGATATAGGAATTATTTGTATATTTGTGGTGTTTCCGATTACATCTGTTGTTGAAAAATCGTGTTTATCATTTGTATAAGTCAACTCTTTTTCATCTGTAACAATTTTGAAGCTAGTTGGGTAATATTTCCCGAAATCTATTGTAAGTCCTTTGATGGAATACTCTTGTGGAAATTTTACTTTTACAGTTTCCATTATGTTTTGTGTAGTTAATGGAGCATTACGTAGCTGGTACAATCCGCTTGTCTCTCTCGGAAGAAAATACATTTGACCGTCTACACGCATATAATTTTGTTCCAAAGTAGCATATTCCGTATATTCTGCATCATTTCTAAACGGCAAAACCTTGTTTCCCCAGTATGCGTAATTACCGTCAAAATGAGCCGTATTTTGTGCATCACCATTTACTACACCGAGAGTAATTGATATGTATGCTCTGTCTCTTATCTTTTTCTGCATTGCAGACTTATAAGCGTTAGAAGCTTTTATCATTCTTCCCACCCACAATCAATTAAATTGAATTTACACGTTTCATAGTTCCTATAAAAAATATCATCCAAAAACAACGGCTTACCGGTAGTGTCTCCTGGATACATTGTGTGTGTATGTCTTACATTGTCGTCCCCAGTAAACGTAACCAGCACAAAAAATGGCTCTAACGCATCTTGCATTTCTTTCCATGTTTCCGCATCTAAACCATTCCATTGAAGATTATTTATCTTCCACAATTTTCTTCCGACTTTTTGACCGACAACTGCTGCATTTACATTTCTTCCCGAATTAACCGTCTGTGACCGAACTATTTCCATTCCTGGAGCCGGGCACGGAAAGCGTACTCCGTTTACTATGATAAAATCACTTGCTCTTGCTATCATTGTGTTTTCCTCCATAGGAAAAAAGAGTGGGAATAAATCCCACCCTTAAGTAATAATCTGTAATCCCATAGCTTTCTGACCCCTTAAGCTTGCCCTTGCTATGTCTCTATCACCGATATTGACAGATGTTTCTTTTACAAGTAACTGTTTAAGCAGGTCAATTTCCTGTTGCATCATGCGCATTTGCGCTTCTGCTGTGGTGTTAATTGCATCTTTGATTCCAGTGATTTCAACTCCACCGGCAACCGCTGTTTTGCCACCTACTGTTCCGGCAATCTCCGGTATACCGTTTTCTCCTGCCATGAACATCGTATATCGGCTTGGAACGTAACCACCAGTTTCAAAAGTAGGAATTTTACCAAGGCTAATGCTTCCTCCTGGTGCAAGTTGTATTCCTGCTATCGTTATAGGATCCCATGAGAAATTAAGTTTATCATTTATCCAGTTTGCAAAACTATTCCAAATTTGTTTAACAGCCGCTATGGCATTATTCCATGCATTAGATAATCCGTCTTTAATGCCACTCCATGTCCATTTCTCGGTAGTAAAGTATGATTTTACATTGTTCCACCAGTTTGCAAAACCAATATTTTTCCACCATGCGGTAAATTCATTCCACTTCGTAGAAAGTGTGGTCTTAATATTTATTCCTAATTGATTCCATTTTTCAGCAGAAAACCAAGGCATGACAGATTCATTAAACCAGTTTTCTACAATAGGTTTTAAATTTTCAAACACTGATACTAGACCGAATGTATCATTTATGTCCAGTTTAAATTGTGATAAGAAATCAAAGAACTGTCTTATCGGCATTGTTTTTGTTAAGAAATCTGCTGCATCAGAGTTCATCTGTTTCCAAGCGTCAAATAGTATTGAAAAATCTGTGTTTTTTATTGTGTCAAAGAATCCACCTTCGCCAAAAAACGAGAAATTTTCATAGATTTCTTTATCATCAGGGAAAAGTGCTTTTCCTAATGATTTTCCGACATTAAATCCAATCTCCCAAGTAACCGCAGCTACTGCAATTGTTGGAACTATTCCTATGCTTGATCCAAGTACTTTGGCTGATAACTTGTCCGATATTTTCCCCCATATGATATCTCCAACGCCAGTAAACTTTAAAAGGCCTATTGCTGTGATAATAGTGGTTTCAATCGGTGCAGCATCGAAGCTTCCTTTCCACAGGTCGATAGCAGCATCTATGGCAGTTTCTATGAAATTTCCGGCAGATGTAAAGATTTCTGTCCAATCCATTCCGTCCAAGAAACTACCTATGTGTCTTCCGATTTTTTCCCAGTCCACAGAATCTATTGCTTTTGTGAACCAATCGAAAATACCATTTACCAGTTTGGACGTATCCATTCCGGCAACCTTAAACCATGCATCCGAATCAAACTTAAATGCATACGCCAGATCTTCTATAATATCTTTTACTGGCTTAAACACCTTGCTTACTTTGTCAGCCCAACCCATAGCTGTATTATGCATCTTGTCAAATGCTTCCTGCCATACTTTTTCGTATTCAGCAGTAGCATCCATGATTTCCTTGGTAAGGTCAATTCCTGCTCCACCAGCAGAAGAACTTCCGCTTGAACCGCTGTTAGGGTCAATGATATTTAATTCATCAATACCAAGCGAATAACTTTTAGCTTTTTTTGCACTTTTCCCTACTTTATCCAGTGCATCTGCCGTGTCTTCCAAATCTTCATTGTACCCGGATACACCTTGACCGAATGACGAAAAGTCAATCTTGATTCCCAGTAAATTTGCCACACTGACAAGCAGTCTCTTAATCGCAATTACGACACCGTTAATGACAGGAAGTACTTTCTGCAATACCGGAATAAACAACTGACCCAGTACCATGCCGGCTTCTTTTACGTTGTTGGTAAACTGACGAATCATGTTACTTGGAGAATTGATTGTATTTGCCAAATCTCCCCATGACACCTTGGACTGGTCTAAGATTGCCAGTAGACGCAACTGCTGTTTCTCTGCCTGTGACATTTCAGATACAGCTTTTTCAATTCCGTATTTGTAAGCATAGGTCTGCAGTGTGGCATTCGTGATATCAATACCATATTTATACAGTGCTCTTGACTGACCAATTAAGCCAGACTGCAAATTAGTCGCAACTGTACTAAAGTCAACGTTAAACAGAGATGAAATATCACCGGCAAGCATTGTCATGGACTTTGAAATTGCCGTGGTGACTTCTCCTGTCTGCCCTAAAGAGTTAGTAATAGATGCAAGTTGCGAAGCGTACTGCGTAATCTCCTGTAAATTCAGTCCCAGGTTCTTCATTCCGCTTTCAGAAATCAATCCACCGTCTACATCTACTTTCAGTCCGGACATTTTACCAAGCAGTTCATTTACACGGTTTCCGAAACTCTGCGCATAATCCTCTGCGTTGTCGTAACCGAATTTTTCAAAATCCTTGCCCCATTCCTTGCCTACTTTGTTAAATGCTACTGTGTAGTAGTTAAATGCTTCGATATAGTCCGTAGTTCCCTCTATGGACTTCCACAGACTTTTAATTCCACGGATCACAAGGAAATATGTTGCGTAGAATCTTCCGAAAGCCGCTGCGAGACTGAATGTGCTTTTCGTGGCTCTTTTTGCGCTTGCCGTATAAGTGTTCAGATTTCGTCCTAAAGAGTTTGCCGCTCTCCCGGATGCCGCACCAGTAGATGCCAGTCCTGCCAGTGCATTTGTCATGCGGATAATGTTCTCACTTACGTTCGGTGTAGTAGACAGAGTGGTGAATAATTGCTTTAAATTCTTCGCCAGTAAAGGAATGTTTGTAATTGCTCTGCCGGATGCCACACCGCCAAGTTTTGAAATAGACGATGCAATGCTTGCAATATCCCCTATTCCATCTACTTTTGTTCCTGCCATATCAGCAGAAAAAGTCTTCAGTGCAGAAGAAACTTTGCTTAATCCACTTGTATCTATTTTCCCCATTCTGTTAATGGAATTTGTCAGTGTGGATATGTTCTTAATACCGCTTGTGTTCATGGAATTTGCGGCATTTGCGATACTTTGTATGCTGTTGGAAATGCTTGTCAGTTTGGACGTATCAATAGACAAGCTTTTCTGAAAATTTGTAAGGCTGTTTGCAAGTTTATTCAGTGCGTTACTTGCGCTAGTTGCATCCGCTTTTATTTTAATCTGCAAAGAATCAATATCTGCCATACCGCACCGCCTTTACCGAAATAAAAAGGAAGTGTCTGCCACTTCCAAGAAAAGAGCGGTAAGCTGTGACACCTACCGCTCCTAAAATCAATTATAGAATGCCGCCTGCAGGCTGTTATATCCCGCCTTACCATCGGCTGTGAGATTAAGCTTTTTCTGCAGCTTAATTGTCTCCGCTCTGGCAGTCTTTCCGTATCGTCCATCAGTGTCCTGATTACTGCCAAGGATCTCGTTACAACGTGTCTGCCACCATCTGGCTACCTCACCGGTAGAGCCTACCTTATATGTAAGCCCTACGCGCTTTGCCTGCAAGCATATCTGCTTGCGTACATACTGTGTATTCTTGCCGTCCTTACCATCGACTGTGAGCTTACGACCGTATGCATCCCGGTATCCGTCTGCGTTGGCTGCCTTCTGGAAGTTCTGAATATTGATATTGCAAGTCTCTTCCCTCTGTGCCGGAACAGAAGATACCATTTCAAAGTCCGTGTAAAAGATATTGATATCACACTTACCACTGATTCCAGGAACAGATCCGGAAGATGTGTACTGCCAAATGTCTGCAAGGTTTAGCTCTGCTTCCGTCAGGCTGGTGCCGTATCTTGCATACCATACATATACTTTTCCCAGTGCTGCAACGATCTTATCCATGTCAAAATAATTTTTGAGATAATCCCTGTTAGTGTAAATCACCGGAACATGTCCTCTTTCCTTTACTCTGGAAAGAAAAGCAATCGCCATATTTGTTGCCAAATCTTTTGTGATATTCACACCTTTTGTTCTAGCGTATCTTACGGTATCATATTCTAGGTCATACGCGACCGGACATTTTTTCCAGTACTTTTCCACCTGATCACAGCAATAGTCCGCTTCATTTTTTGACATAAGCACTGATAAGGCATACGAAAACCAGTAAATGACAGCTGCCACTCCCAAATTAAAACATGCCAGTGCATTGCTAACAAATTTTTCGTCTACATTATTCTTACCGTAACCGGCGCGGATACCGATACGCTTGTAGCCAGCATCTCTCACTCTTTTAATATTTACATTCCCGTTATGTTTGGAAATATCAGGTCCTTTGTACAATGCTTGTTTCATATTTTCTCCTTAATCCGGACTTTCCGGTAATCCTTGTTCTCTTAATGCTTTAATTCTCTGTTTCATTTCCCATATTGCAATTTCTTCGTTGGATTCCTTATATTTAGGCTCATTATCATGTGCTATCTTTTCTGAAATAGGCTTTTCAACATAAGTAGCTCTTGCTTTGTCCCCATGTAAGCAATGGTCTATTGCAACGATTAATGCAGATATTCCATAATCTCCCCACCGTTGCCATGAATTCCTATCTTCTTCCTCTTTTTTGAGTTTATATCCTTTGTAACACCACTCTAATTTCTTAGGATTCAGATGTTTGAACTCTTCTATCGAAATTCCCATGGAAAAAGCAAATGGAAAATATTCTTCCCATATTATTTTGTGCCAGTCGATTTCTTCTTGTGATCCTGTGGCATCTTCGTTACCTTGCTGTCCTCTTTCTCCATCTCTTCCTTGGTCTGCGTCATCATTTCCGTCAGACCCGACAGTTCGAAAAAACCGTCTTCTTTCATACAGTCTGTCAGTTCTCCATACAACTTCACAAAAGACAGACCGTTTGCTTTCATGTATTCTTTCATTAAAGCATTGGATTCATCCGGTGTAATATCTTCATGGTTTTCGATAAGACCAGCATAAAAAGCCGTTTTGCATACATGAGGAAATTCTGCAAGCATATATCCGCTACCATCTACAATTTCTTCTGGTGTGGGATTCTGTACATTTTTTGCTTTTTTAGCTACATAGCCACCGGAAAGCATAAGAAACATCTTTTGAATCAAATCCTTGCACTCCACAGCACCGAATCCAAACTCTAAAGTATATTCAACATCATTAACTAAAATCTTCTTCATAAAAACATATCCTTTCCCCAACCTTTTGTTGGAAAGGAGCCGCCCGAAGACGGCTCTCTTTTGACTAAATCAATGGTTCATCTACCGTTTCATCAAAGTCAGCCACGGCAGTACTATTTGTTTCTGACTGACTTTCTATTTTTTTGTCAGTGTAATTTCTGTGGGATAACCGTTTTCATCCTCTGTTACTGCAACAGTGTAATTATCTTCAATCCACTTCGGCACAGTAGCTTGTGCAATCGTAGCGGTTCCAGTCAGATGATCGTCTGTTGCTTCGTCAGGCGCAAAACTTTCCTGACCGATAAATGCGCAAATACCCTCTGAGCCTTTTCCGTCAGTTCCATACAAAATGATGAAATCGAGTTTTTTTCCCTCGTTTGTCACCATTTCATCCTTGTACTTTTTCTCAAATGCCCCTTGCACTTCCATACTGTTAGCTGCTCTACGACCCATTTCCTGTGTTTCGACCAAATCTTCCAGTGTAGAAGTATCCACCATGTTCTGACTTCCGAACGGAGAAGGAATACTTTTTGCTCTCATGAGCAGTTTGTAAGTTCCTGCCCAGTACTCACCAGTAGCAGCACTAGCATTAGGCTCTTTATAGGCAATTCTTGATTTTAAACCAGTAGCCATATTTACCTCCAAATTTTCATAAAAAAATAGAGCCAGTAGGCTCTGTCAATAGTTACAATATATCATCAGCATCTACGTTTCTTCTGAACCGTGCTGTGCTTCTGTATGTTTTCTGCGAAGTATTGCTAAACTCCGGCATGGAAGTTATCTGAAATCGCAGACGTTTGAAAAGTCCAGCAACCGTAGCCATGATAGCTTCGGCTTCTTCCTGGCTTTTGTTGGTTATCACATCCACCTGATACGATGCTGTGATTCCATTGATAGAACTTCCTTCAAGGTCTTGTCCTGTCTCTGTGAACGGCATGGCATGAAAGTAAACTGTAGGGAATGTGGGTTCTGACAAATCTTTGCTCTTGTCCGTTACATACGCTTTAGGATGACTCTGCGGTATTTTCATTTTCAAGTATGATGCAATTTTGACTTTGAAATCTGATACCCATTGATATTCATTAACCGCCATTACCAAACACCACCTTTGCTGTCTGTAATACAATTTCACGAATTTCTATTGCAGTCAGGTACATAAATGGTCTTGAAGGCATTCCTTCGGTGAAGTACCACTTACCATCATCAGCCGGATAAAACCAACCGTATCTACCGTCCGCAAGTTGCCGTATGGTTTTTCCGCTTGCATATTGCCATGTGACACCTTCGGGTAGCTTTCCTTTGTACGGTGATTTTTGTCCGACAATTCCAGTACCAAACTCAACAAATGCCGCATGGTCTGTTCCGGCAACAACCGCCCATATTCCACAGCCTTTTACCGAACCAACATATTCAGAGTGGATACTCTGTATCAGTTCGCTAGTAAAGATAGCGTCAAGGTCTGCAATCTGTACTCTAGCAATCTCTACACCGTTTTCTGCCAAAGTTTCAGCCAGTAGCCTACATTTATAGGTCAAGCTGTTTTCGTAGTCTCTAAGAGCCTTAATAGCGTTCTGTATGGACTTGTCACTGAATAGATTTAGTTCAATTGTTTTCCCCATATCACTTTACCGTCTTTTGAAGCAAAAACAGGTCAACGGTAAGTCCTTCATCAGCTACACCTTTTACAACGTAGTCCGCTGTCTTATCGTCAACCAGCCCATCAATATCTCGCCCCACATCAGATTTCTTCCAAACAATATCTCCTGCTTTAATCGGCAAATATCCCTTATCGGTCACAATCTGACAATAGGAACTGGAATCATCAATACCAAATTCCTTTACCAGTACTTCCGACAGTTTATTGCTGATATTGGCAGAAAAAGGGACAGGGTCAGAAAATCCGATAGCTTCTCTTAAAACTACTGGAATCTTTTCACCGTCAACCTCGATGTACTTAATGTTTCCATTTTCGTCACGGTCGTAGATTGTGACTTTCTCACCCTGTTTGGAATACTTCATTTTTTGCTTATTTGCTTCAAGCATCTTTCTTCACCTGCTTGTAAATCTGATTTACCCCGGTGCTTGCCAAACCGGAAACAATGCCGACCGCAATAGCATTCAGAACATCATTTGCCGGAAAGTCGGGAATCACATACATTCCTACCACTCCGAGAATGCCACCGACAATGCCGACAACAACCGGAATGTAATTATCCTTAATAACCGGAATAAGCTTTGCTCCAATACCAGCAAGATAGCAGATAACAACGATTGCAACGCAAGTTCCTACTTGTGAAAAATCCATTATTCTTTACCTCCATTCTTCAATCTGATTTCTTTGATTTCCTCGTACATTTTGGTAGCCATTCCATTTCCACCTAACGCATGATACGCATTGTACATCTCCACAAAATTCTCATACGCATAACTGGGAATTTCTCCCAACTTCATGTACTTATCGTGATACTCAATAAGTTGAACACGCAAAAGAAGCATTGTTCCCTTACTGTTTGCATCTCTGTCCTTCTTTTGTTGTTTAAGGAGCCAGACAATATATCCTAATAAAATAGGCAATACAATAGTGTATGTCTGTAATAAAAAATCTTTCATTTCATATCTCCTGTTACTTATTGTTGGCACACCGCCCACCACCCTTAAAGTGTGCCGCCTGCAACCATATTGCCGACATCAGCAAAATGGTCACGCACAATCTTCTTTTACAGCACTTTGGCAAATGGGAATACACCTACAAACAGACTGTCACGGTCTCTCCATGTTCTCGACACACCGTTTTCAGAGTAATTTGACATGAAATTTTCTCCAGCCTGTGAATGGTCATACACAACCACGTTCACAATCACGCTCTCAAACCGATTCAAGTCCTCTGCAATCTTTTGTTCCGTGTAGCTGTCCGGGTACATTCTCTTTGCCACAATGTCAGCTTTCGCTTGACTGATAAGTTGCTCAATCAGAGGGTTATCTTCAAGTTCATCAAACACGACCTCGGAGCTTTCAGAATCAATATGAAATTGTTTCAGACGGATTTTTACTTGCTCCAAAGTCGTATATTTTGCCATGTGCTACCTCTTATTCATCCTTTGCTACTACTGCCTTGCTGCCAGCCTTAACTGCCTTGTAAGATCCATCGCATTCTACTACGGTGATAATCTTTCCAGTTTCTGCGGTAATCTCTTCGCTACCGTCCCATGCAGCCCATGTCTGTACAGATTTTCCATAAGTTACAATTTGAGCGGATTCTCCAATCTTGTACTTATAAGAGTTACCTGCGCCTTTGCTAGGGCTTACAGTAATCTTTGTTTTACCATTATCTGTGGCGCTTGCAATACTGGTAACAGTCAGTGTACCAAGAGTGTTATCTCCTGTAATTGTGGACACTACAATGCCGTCAATTCTTTCTGCGAAAAGAACAATGCCAGAAATAACAGTGTCCTTACAGGTCATGTTGTCATAATCCGGCGTTTCATGGATTCCAATATATCCGGTTGCATCAGAAGTAAAAGTGAACGCTTCATCCAGATCCGCACCGTTTACAGGAATGTAGTACAGAACAATATTATCTTTTGCGGTTGCATAGATGCTTCCCTTTGGTACAGAACTGTTAAAGATAACAGTGCCAAGTCCAAGGAAGTTCTCTACATAGGTCATGCCAAAAGCATTTTGTAAAGAGATTTGTGCGGTTGCCAGATAATCTGCCACATCCAGCGGATTCATGAAGTATACTGCTTGAATTTCATCATCTTCAAACAGCACCTGTAACTGTCCCCATGCCTGTGCAAGTGCAGCTTGGAAAGTCTTTCCAGAAGCAGAGCCTGTGCCAGTAGAAAGAAAATCAAAGAAGTTCTTACGGATTCCCTTCTGCACATCTTTCAGCATTTCGTCGCCAGTCATTACAACCGCTTGATCGTACCCCTTTTCGATGATGGCTTCTGCGGAAGTGGCTTTTCTCCACTTCTTCAAAGTAATCTCTTCATAGTTGACGGGTACAGTTTTGTATTTAGAAAGAGGAATGGTATCTCCTTCTGCAACCAGTCCATCTTGAAGAGTTCCTACTGCCTTGTAGGACTTCAACATGGTTCCTGCTGCCTTAGGGATTTTTCTGGTTACTCCAAGGGCTTCTACCAACTTTTTAATGGAATACCCAAAAAGGTTTACGAATTCAATTTCTCTTGCTCTTGCAAGGTCATCTTTCTTAATCAGATTGTTTTCTGCTGCCATAGTTTATACCTCCTAAAATAAATCTTGATTCATTGCAATAGCACGTCTGCGCTCATTTCTGTCCGGAATTGCCATAATCTGATCTTTGGTCATACCAGAGTATTCGCCGCCACCGATATTCACTCTTGGTCTTGTGCGCATCCATTCAGCCTGTGCTTCTGCTACTGCCGCTTTTTTTTCGTTTTCAATAATAGTTGCAATGGCGGTATGGTCAGATTCCGAAACCGCATCAATCAACTTTTCAACAGATTTTTCAGAAACTCCCTTGTAGGCAGCTACTGCCTTAATGTGGTTAAGTTCCTTTCGCATGGACTCTCTTTCTTCGTCCGCAATTCTCTGTGCTTCTGCTTTTGCTTCTGCTTCCTGCTCTTCCGCAGTCTGCTTCGATCGAAGTTGTTTCTTGTACTCTGCTGCTTCCGAACTAGCTTTATCAGATCTGTTTTTATACTTCTCTTTTTCAGCTCTTTCTGTAGCAAGTTGCGCCATGAGTTCCTCAACAGTAGGCTGTTTGCTTTCAATCTGTTGTCCACTAACTTCTGTTGTTTGTGTTTCTGTTGTCTGTGTGGTTACATCTGCCATGATTTTTACCTCATTCTTTCTTAATCTTGCTCTTTATACTTTTTCTCTAAGTTCTTGCGATTAACGTCTTCTCTGACGTAAGGCATATAAAAAGCCACTGGGAAAACCCAATGGCTTGATATCATGATATTTATTTGTCTGTACGGCTCTTATCAATTAAAGGGCTGTTAGAAATTTGGTCTGACAAGTCTTGCATTGTCCTTCCAGAATTTGGTTCTTTCTCTCCATCTCCACCTTCTCCAGCATTTTGACTATTTGTTTTATAAATAGTTTCTTGGTATTTGCGAACTCCTTCCCCACTTCTGCTGCATACCTTGCTTGGATCATCGAAAAACGGGATGGAATCAGTAGTATCTTCAAGACTAAATCCATGACTGAGCATAGTAGCCATTGCATTCACCTTTGTTGACATTTCGTATGTCTTTTGTCGCTTGATGTTTGGCTCTAAATCAGCTATTGTAAGTTTTCTCATTGGATCATCTTGCGGAACATAGGAAGATGCATTGATAGCTGCTAACACAACCTCAACCTCTTCCATTTTGCACGAATCAATAATCATTTGCTGTTTTGATGCCGCTGCTTCTGCATGGCTCCACCCTGTAGCATCACTCATTGCGACACCAGTACTGCCACCAGAATTATCATTTCTTTGCGGTACATTGCACTTTTGCAAGATTGTTTGTCTCCGTACCTGTATATTGTTAAGCATTCCTTCGTAGTCATAATTAACAGCAAGTGCTTCTACAATAGGTGTTTTTCCATCGGATGCCGTATATGTTTGCATCCATTCACCAGACTTTGGCTTTCTTACGCTTTCTGTAACTGTACCATCTTCGTTTTTTTCCTCAACAGTAGGAAAATCAACATCATTTGTGTGCCATATAGCTTGTGTATTTTGGTCAACATCATTGGAGAAATCCGAAATCATAAGATTCAAATTATCCATTTCGGAAATTTGCCGCTCCCACACTCCCATACGATCATAAGACCGGAAATACTCAACAATAGGGACAACTCCTAAAGGATTTTTTTCTCCGCTTCTTTCTTCGTGTTTCCATTTATTAGCATCATCTTCAACAGCATCGCCATTGATGATTTTGTTCATATCCCTAATTTCGTATCTGCTGTCTTTACTGTAACAAGTGTAGTATGTACTTCCGCTGTTTTTATCATGCCGGAATGTTACTCCAAGCATTGTTCTTCGATCTGCGTAATAGCTTGACTTGATAACAAATGAAGTCATTGGATTAAGTACATCATATGTAAAATATGCTTTCCCTGGTTTCCATTCTGTATTTACGTCGATTAAAACATTGCAAATAGCACCTATTAACATAGGTCTTGCAATTTCTTGTGTTTTTGTTTTGATTTTTACAAGATTGTATTGCTTATTAAGGTTTTTTACTCCCTCTGCAATCTCTTTATCTTCTGCATCTCCAGTCTGAACCAACGTAATAGGATTCCCGAAGCCGAATGAACTCCAAAATTCCGTTATCTCATTTGCCACATTATCTACGCAATGGCAATCAATTTCTGTTCTTACTTTCTTTTTTCTTTTAAGTGGTTGATTTCCTTCATCATACTCCATGAGATATTTAATCCTTGCTGCATTTACCCTATGGTCTGTCATGGCATTTCTCAAAACATCAATGACATTTTTGTATGTAATTTCTTCTACATCCGTATAAAGTACAATTCTTCCAGTTTGCATTTTTATCACCTACATAAATGTCATTCCACTACTCTGATCTCTTTTTTGGAGTTTCTTAATCTCACGTTCTCCGGTCTCTGTATGGTAAACAACCATCTTATTGCAATTCCGGCACTTATATGTCTTGTCAATGTGTGATTTTGCACTACATTCACCGACCAACCGTCCGCATCCAGGACAGTACACTCTAATTTTTTGGTTAAAAATCATAAATACCTCTTTTCTGCGCACAAAAATACCGCCCTTGCTGATAAGAGCGGTACTTCTGGAGTCTTCACATGATCTGAGGAGGAAATGAAAAATATCTTGGAATCTTTCTGCATCTTAATAGTATCACGGAAAAATCGGACATATCGGACAAGTTTATATGGAACTATACTATTTTGTATGTTTTTTCAAAAATATCAGGCTTGCAAGGGTAAAATTCTCCATTTACTCCTTTTATTATAAAATCATTTATAGATACGTTCATATATCCCTCTAAAGTTTTTATTTTCATGATTACATGAGGTGAAGATTTTCCTGCTCTCCAAGCATCATCGATAATTTCATATATAAGCGATTTCCCAACGAATTCTTTTATTTCATCTAAGTTAATGCCATTCCATCTAATAGCTTCAACAATAATAGGTATCTTTCTATATTTTGCCATTTTTATACCTCCGTATTATTTTAATTTGCCATATAGCGGTCAAATGCTTTTCTTACGCTATCCTCTGTGTTTCCACCACCGATTCTATCAGCAACCTTGTTCCATGATAATTTTTCAATAAAACGTAAGTTGATGATCCGTCTTATACGGCTGTCATGAACGCTTGCAATAAATTCTTCGACTTCATTATTTTTTTGCAGTAAATCGTCCTCTAAAAGCTGTAAAGTAGCTTTTCTGGAATAAAGCAGTGTCCGTTTCCTGCTGTACTCTGGATAAGGGAATCCTTCAATACGAAAATGTTCAGTGCCGCCGCATCCACCTGATACGCTGTCAACAACATTCCCATCCGATTCAATTTTTCTGATATCCGATTCAAGTTTTTTAATCTTCTGCTGTACTTCTTTGATTTCTTCCTGTAAATCTATGTATTGAGATAAAACCTCTTTGGTCACCATTCGATTTACCTCCTATATAGGGCTTGGCAAAATTACTGTTGGCTTTATGTATCCGCTACGCATCTCATTTTCAAACAATGCAATGCTATCCGGTGCATCATCGTGTTTTACTTTTCCGCTACGTGTCATAGTGGTTAATTCCTTCATGAATTTGTAGTACTGGCTCTGCCTGTCCATTTTCTTGAAATCACGAAAATAATAATCACGAATTACATTATCCCTTGCATTTTCCATTCTTGTAATTTTGTTGGAACAGTTAAACTTAAACCTTGCGCTACATCTTCCTCCCTGCGACTTTACAATGTCCATAACATCACGACCAAAATATTCCCCGGCACTGTTACTCTCAAATGTCACAGTCTTTACATTGTGCTTAATAAGCATATTTGCGCATTCAGGCTTTGTGAACTGTGTTCCTGCATTATCAAATACTACATCAACGATATATACCTCGTTACCGTACACATATCCGACTGGCATAGCGCAGCTATCTTCTCCCTTGTCAGCACTATCACAAGCCGCCATGATTGCATCCGGCTCTCTGTCAACTGGAAGTTCCTCAAAATAATTTAACTCACTTTCAGAGAACATTCTTCCCTTTGCTTCGTATGGCTCTTGTTGGAACTCTGCCGCCCAGGTTTCTTCGGAAACAAGTTTTCTTTCTTTCCGGTAATAGTCCGTAGTGAATATTTTTCTAAGACCTCGCTTGTCCTTTCGGTATATTTCCCAGTTACTTTCGTCCGTTACAGGGTCAAGTGCCGGAATTGCAACCTCTTTCCATCTCCACCCTAGTTCATCAGCCTTGGTCTGTAACGCTGTAATAGGATCATACAGGCTGTATTTTGTTCCCTGGATAATAATGGGTGTACCCTCTAATCTACGTCCTAAAACGTCATCTGTGACCTTTTCACACAGGAACTCTAGCCTGTCTCTGTTTCTTGCTTCCTCATGGTTCTTTACGCAGTCATCAATATAAACAAGCACATTTGCTTCCGTACAACCTACGATTGCACCGTCAATAGGTCTACAAGTAAATGTTGGAAAAATATTTTTGCTTTTAAGGTCTATTGATAGATTTTCTGCGCTTTTGTATCCATCTTTGCTGATTTTTGTTGCTTCAGGAAAAACACTTAAAAACCGCTGATATGTGCTTTCTGTCTCAAAGCCTTGCAAAAGACCACCGTAGAATCTCTTTACCAGTCCTTCTCCTTTACCAACACCGAAAATACTTCCGTCTGGATCTCTTCCACCCATCATTTGTGCCAGTTTCAATCCTCCGGTTGTCTTTCCTGTACGTTTTGGCTGAGAAACTGATAGAAAATCCAGTTTTCCATCATAGATTTCTTGATATGCTCCGACTACTGGTTTCAAAACGTTTCTTCTTGGAAAATAAAATCTTCTCCACGGGTCTTTTTCATCAACTTCAATGTAATAAAAAAAGCTGTCAACTAGATATGCTGATTCATACATTAAAACATTGTAAAATTGATCTAAAATTTTATATGATGTATCATTATCCCCTGCGTATACTTCCAAATCAGCAACTCTTCCGCCTGTCTTTTCTCTGACATATTTTGCAATAAGTGACTTTGTTTTTGCTGATTGCTGCAATCCGTACTTAACATCATTTTCTGACCGAAATGCAACCGATAATGCCTGTATGTACGCATCAATGACCTGTTCATCAATTCCCTTGCGCTGTATGTAATTGTCATAGCTGTTTACTGCCGATATAAGGCTCTGACTTGCCAATATAAAAGAGCCTCCTTCCCTAAAATTTTGGAAATTTGGCTCTCTGCGTAGGCACTCTACGACTGGTGCTCTAGTAAATATTCTATTTGCTATGCTAAGCAGTCCAAAACACAACATAACACATATGGTTTGTGTCAAATGTTATACTGATAATTTGTTCTGCGCTCTTTAATTCTTCCCAATCCTGGTCATTTTGCAGAATGGCTTGATTTATATCATTAAGGTTTTTGCAATATTGCCATTTCACCAACTTTGCTTGATTCATAAATTATTTTACCCCAATTCTATTGATTTTCCCACATTTTGGGCATTTGATTTCAGCCTGTCCGTTGAATTTTCCTAAAAGGCGGTTGCATTTGCTACAACGATGCTCGGACAGTTTTACATAAAAACATTTTTTCAAAGCTTCCTCGTCTTTCTTTGTATCTGCCACGACAATCGGGTCTTCTCCCAGTGTTGTACATTCAATTTTTATATTTTCAATATTCCCGATGTTTTTAGGTGTGACCTGTCGAAACACATCACGTTCTATATTTTCAATTACTGCTGTCATGCTCATTTTTCATCCACTCCTCAAACTCTTTCCGGCACTTAGGGCATAAGTCATATTCCTTTGATTTACGTTCATGGCTTACAACGATGGTTGCGGATAGCATTTTGTTTCTCAACAGTCGTTCATTTGCTATATAACCTGTCTTGTCGAAATAATCCATACGAAAATGTGCTGGCATTTTTACCGGAATCAAATAATTTAAAAAATCCGGCATTTTCCCTATCTCTGCTCCGCACCTGTCGCAAGTTTTACATTTGTTTTTATGTTTCATTGGTTACCCCTCTTTGTATGGATTGAAGAAGTCCTCATCTTTTCCAATTCCAAGATGCTTTTTCAATGCAAAATTTGTTATCTTTCCCGATTAAACGAATTACTGACAATATAATTTGCAAGTTCTCCATCTTTCCATCCGTCCGTACTTGTCATATAATCATAAATCTTCTTATATTCTCCGGTCAGCTTGTCAAATTCAAACCAGCCTAAGTCAAGCGTCACTCCATAATTATAAAATCCCTTGTCAGACCATTTGCTGACATAATACATTAACTGCTTGTACGAAAATCCAAGCCTTTCAAAAATATTACCAATAGTTCTTATGCTCAATTCCCGATCACTAAAATGTAATTTTCTTTTCTGCTCATTCACGCAAGCTCTGAAAAATATTTCTTCTAATGGCTTCATTACTCCACCAACCTTTCAAACCAAACCTAACATACACAATATTTCCAGTTCGGATACTTCTTTTGCTCCTTCTCTGACATGAAACAAAATTTCCTTTAGTTGTTCATTATCTTTTTCTGTCATTTTATTTTTGTCAATCAATTCGTCTATGCAGTAATACAAACAATACCCATATCCACATCCTAAACGATTCCCATAAAATGATTTTCCAACAATATCATAATTTTCTGTTTTTAAAATATCGTGCTGATAATCTAAATCGCACCACTTTTTATTATCTTCAAGTTTCTTTTGAAGATATTTTAAGAAATCTACTATTTTTTCTTCTCTATCGCTGATGTATAATATCGTGTCTTTCATTTTTATTTCACAATCCTTCTGCTTTCTTCTATTATTTTACAGTCTCTCGCAGAATCTCTTTCAATCTGATTTTGTGGAATTTTACCAAAATTTTCCAAAGCATATTTTTCTACCGCTTCTTTGGAAACATCTATACCAAAATTTCGTAATGCTTCTGTTTGTGGTTGATAATCTTTCAATCCATTCATCCTCATGTCCTCCGTAACCCATGCAGACGGAATCGAACCGCCGACACACATCCTATGCAGATGCCGCTCTTCCACTAAAGCTATGCATGGGAATCGCACCGTAAAACCTTTTATGGCTTGCGCTTGCCATAACCAAATGTGCACCGCCCACTTGTCACTGACTATCCACAATCTCACAGTCTTGTCTGTTCTCTACTTCATAGGCTTGGTTTTCGCTAATCGTATGTGGCTTACGTTTTAGACAGGGAATAGTTGCCGTGGGAGTCGAACCCACCCGACCCAAACAAGGCTCGACTGCTTTTGAATCTGCAAATTCTACTCACAGAAGTGTTTTTCGTTAACCGATAATGAGCAACTACTATCCATACATCTCCCATCGACCTGAACTATTGCAGTAGTGCCAGACTAAGTGGAGATAAAGATAAACGCAGATACAAGGATTTGAACCTTGACAGCATTTCTGCTGGATAGCTTAGCAAGCTACTGTGATACCATTACACCATATCTGCAAGGGGAGGTTTTTTACTTGGTTTTCCTCTGCCCAAGGATCTTTTAGTCAGCCGCAAGCGGCTCTATCAAGTTCCCATGAGATAAACATTAACCGGTGTATTTATCCCCTATGCTTCTGTAATAAGCATACTCGGAGTGTACTTGCAACAACACCTATTGGGATGATGGGACTTGAACCCATGACATACTGTGTATAAGACAGCCGCTCTCGCCAACTGCGCTACATCCCAATGTGCGTTTCCATAAGCTGTATGCCTACATTTAAGGCGCTGACGCAGCGCAACACTTATGGCTATTTTTATTTTCGCAGGGCATCCGCCAGTTACCTGCTAGTTGGGAGCGACCCAACCACCTACGCCAATTTTATGTCCGCAATGGCTGTGCGGGATTTTAATGTCTTTACTGACAACCCACGGATTAAAACCTACAACGGTATTCCGCAAAAACCGGGCTATCATAAACCGGTTAAACCCTCACGAGCCTTGTGACGGCTCTTAACAGCATTCCGCTATGAGGTGAAAGGAGTGTCTCCAATGGAAAAGTATGGAAGACAATTCGCAGATGGCAAAGACCGAAAGAAGAAAACATCTGCGAAACAGGACTACCAGGATTCGGACCTGGGATGCAGCAGTCAAAGTGCTGTGCCTTACCGCTTGGCGATAGCCCTAAACTCCGGGAGAGAGACCATCTGCTCCCGGATTATTTTTGTGAAACACCCTATCTTTATCTAAAAAAAATTGTCACGCCTGTGTACGGTACTTTGAAAAACTTTGTGTTGTCAAACGCATTATTCCATTTTTCGTTTCCCACACACAGGCTACATACACTCTTGATGCCTTGATTTCTCTGCCACATATCCAATGCCAACACAACACCGGATATTCGGCAATAACAATGGCTTTATGAATTTAACCCATTCAAAATTGTGATATGGGATAATTCGCATAATCTCCGGTAACCACATAGGCTATACCCACGCGAAAGTTATTCCAAATGCAAGGAACATTGCGAACGCAAATAAAATAACTCCGTCTGATGCTTTTTTCTGTTTAGGAGCATCAAATGCACTTGCTATTGCGAAAAACGCCATTACTGCGGTTGTCACGATTTTCAAAATTATGAATAAAATCATGTTAACTCTACCTCCCACACAAAGTAATTTGCAATCATAAATATCAGTCCGAACGCAATGCACAGCACTCTCGAAATTGTATCTGCACTAGAATCCCTTGCAATCTGAAAACAACTTCCGCAAATAGTAAGTAATGCTGTTGAAGAACATACTTTTAAGAATTTCCTGATTATCTTTTTCATTTTTTCTTCTTCCTTTCTTCAATTTCATCAATCATTGCCATTACCAGTGCTTTAGCAAACTGGCTATTGTTGTGCATTTTAATCAGCAGATTGCCTTGCCGGATAAGATACGACCAGTCATCATCCGTTTTCGGATTAGCGCACTCTTTATGGATTTTCCAAACTTCTGTGTAAATCTCTTTAATCTCCGGCGGCAATTCACATTTCTCCTTAACTGGCAAATCTTCTTTAGGCTCTTTATCAAGTCTGCTCTTTTGGTGCTTCATCTGACAGCTAACCATTTCCGTAACGTTCTCACGGTTTCTCTTGATTCCGTGGCCTTGCAGAAACAATTCGCATTGCAGGACTTCACCGCATTTTGAACATTCGTCTTTAATCTCTTTTCCGTAGATCTGCATAAGCAAAATTAACCCTCTGTAATTATATACCCACAATCCGCTAAAATATTTTTAGCTTCCTGCAGTGTAATCTCAATTACGTAAGCGGTAGTCGGTGATGCCGTCTTTTTGTCATTAACAGCATCTTTTGTAGATTCAAAATCGACCAGTTCCAGATACTTGTCCAAGTACCTCTTAGCTTTCCGAACATCCTCTACACCGTTTTTATTCTCATGCCGGTAAAGATATTTAAGAGCATTGCAGATGCAGAAGTTTTTCACAGCTTCAATCCCCTGCGTCTCAATCATCACATCTATGCACTCATATTTTCCTGTCTCATAATAGCTAGGGTGATTTACGTTGTCTGGCATTTCTGCATTCTTCTCATATTTATCACAACCATGACTGTATTTTACAAAATCTGTCACGTATTTACTATCTCCGTTAACGCATACATAACCTGCCGATGTATTATATATTCCGTATTTGCAAGTGCCACAACATCCTTTACACTGATTTTCCATTGCGTATCTCCTTAAAGGGTCTTTTTATTTTTGAGGAAATTTGAGGGACTAAGTAGGGGCTGTTCGCTGATCCTGTCAGACCCCCTCCCCCGGTGTGCTATAAGGCTTTTTTAACTATGCGTTAAACTAATCTTTCACGCAGTCTTTATTGACGCATCCTTAACTATCCAGTATTTCCGCACATTTTCAAATTTGTTGCTACTCATTCGCATTTATGTTTTTCTCTACATCTGTGCCGAAATCGGTCAACATTGATGTATTTTGTCCATTTATACTGCCTAACTGTGGCAAATCCGAAGCAGTTAAAGACTGTTTATGGTTCTGCTGCTCTCTCGATACTCCAGGAAGATTCCAACCGTAGTGACGATTTAATATTGCCAGGATCCCTACAGGGTTGCGCTTTGCTGTGGCTAACTTTGCGCTTAAAGACTCTTCGCGAAAATCCGATATTTTTTTGCCGATGTCAGAACTTAGTGGACTTGATTTAGTCCCTTCATCTCTCCAAGTAGCTATTGTATATCTATCTATCCCAGTTAATAAGCTAAATCCTATAGCTGATACCTCTTTGTCGTACATCATACACATATATATATAATAATCACATATACGATTAACTAAATCATAGTTATAAGCGTTATAATTACTATAACCACCTAAAAAACCGTCTATGTTATGCATCTCTTTAGACTTAAGACAATCAGGCTCATTAAATGCATGGCGTTTAATATACATAAGTGCAGCATTCCAAACGCTCTGAGACTCTTGTCTGATATCCTCGATTTTCTGATCCTTGCAGAACTGGGATAGGTATAATTCCATGTCATTTTCATATACCTGGGATGTTTCTGTGTTTTCGACTTTTTCCACGCTCTGCACCTCCTTAAAAATCTGCAATAAAAAAATCACTAAGCATCACTCAATAAACCTATGTCTTTTAATCTCCTCCACAGATTATGTAAAAACATAAATTTACAAAAGTAACAAGCTAGTGACTTCTTGTCGTTTCCGGTCTGTCGGCTCCGGTGGTCTTGGTTACAATCTGGGCGGCTACATATCCAGAGGGGGGTGGATTTGCACCGCTGTCACTCGCACCGTGTTAACGTCGGCTCCCTAACTGCTTTTATCATACCATAAGTGCTATTTATAAATCTACAACAACCTTTTACGCATTTGACGATTTGTTATTGTGGTATGTCTGCCGGTGATCTTGAGCAAATAAAAATCATGCGATTAAAAAATATCATTTGGTTAAATTTGATAAATGGGATTTTTTAACAGACAGACAGGTGATTTTTGCAGATGGGTGTATGGTGGTAGCTGGTCAGCTCTAGTATTTATATATACTTAGTATATCATTGCCTTTCTGCTCTTATTTATTTTTATTTTATCTAACCTTTATTTTATCTAATCTCCTTTTATTTAATTTGCGTCTACAATTTGTCTACAATTTGTCTACAAAATTTAACACGTTAAAATGTCGCAGTGAAAATAGATCAAGAAAAGCAGGCTGTTACACCTGCTTAATTCCTGTTTATGCTGTTGCTCTTTCTGTTCTTCTTATCCGTTCCGCTCTCGCTGTGATCCGGTCAATTAGTGCCCTGTCACCGTATGCGGTTTTGCTGGCTAATAACTCCGGGTCTGTAATGCTCTCCAGTGCTTGGAGCGTTTCCGCTTGCACCGTCTCCAGTGCTTGGAGTTCTGCCCGGTTAAATTCTTTCAGCCGTTCCGATTCCGTTGTTTCCAGTTGATCCCGGTAGTACCTGAAGAACTGCCGGACGTTTGAGCGAATCCGGGCGGCTTTCTTTGCTGTGATCTGCTCCGGTGTTCCTGTCATTTGGTTTCACTCTCCTTTTCAGCTTTCAGACGTTCCATTGCTGATTTATAAATTTCGTTTGCTTCTGCTGTCTTGCGCTCCACCCATTCAACGTTACTTTCATCCGGCCGCTGTCCTGGTAAGCCTGCCCATTTCGGAGGATGTTTTATAACTGGTTTAACTTCTCCGTGCTCTCTAGCGGCTCTTTCTGCCGCTGTTTTGGCTTGTAAAGCGTGTAGCCGTTCATTTGCCTGCATGAGTGCGATTTTCTCGTCTATGGGGCTTCTAGAGCCTGTCACGGGCATTTCTTTCGGTTGCTCTGTCACTGTCTGCGGTTGTACTGGTTGCAATGCTACGATCACGGCACCTATAACAAACTGGTTTACACTTACACCGTTCTTTTCTGCCTGCGCTTTGATCTGCGGTTCTAGGTCTTTCGGGAATCTAATCATTTGGTTAAATGTTTCCGACATTTTAGCACCTCCTTTTCTTGTGATATCATTAATGTGATATCATTAGTTTTTTTATGATATCATTTGTGTGATATCATTGCTGTGATATCATGATATCACTATAACATTTTGTGCCTTATATGTCAATACTTTTTTGTGCCTTATTTCAAAATTTTTTCTTCCCTCTCCAGCTTTTCCGCTACTGCTAATTTTATAAAGTCATTTGCACTATATTTTAGTGCCTTTATACGGTCTTTAGTGCCTTTTGCAAGTCGGCAGTTGATCCGCTCAAATTTGTCATCATATTTGTAGATTGCTTTTCGCTTTGCGTCGGTTGTTTTTGTCTCCATTCTGGATACCTCCTATATATAAGTATAATTGCATTATACTATTTTGTGCCTTATATGTCAACAACAAATTGCTTTTACTTTTATATTGAGCAGTATTTTTGTGCCTTATACATTTTCCATAAAAGTTTTATTATTTTGTGCCTTGCATTTTGGTTATTTTGCCTATTGTTTTTGTGCCTTGCATTTGATATTATAATCTCAACAAATAAATAAAGCCGGTGACCACCTACCAAGCGAACACCGGCACCCAAAAAGAAAGGCACCCATATTATAACACGGGTGAAAAGGTAAAAGCAATATGTTGAAAACAAATTGTAAAAAGGCAATGGAGAACATAAAAAAGGAAATTATTGACGCTTACGAATCAGCGGAAGAATATTATACCTTTAACGGCAGGGAAGCGAAGAAAGAATACAACGATATTTGTAAAGATATCATGAACGCATTTTACATTGAAAAAGTAAAATATGATTGCAGGAGAATGAGCCGCCAAGAATTATTTATTGACTGGATGTCAGGACTTCCAACCGCTTTCCCTGTATCTGATGAAATTTATTTACGTTCTGCATCCGACTGGGTGGGAAAAATCTTGGAGCAGGCAGAAGAAGAAAAGGAAAAATTCACCGAGGAAGAATCCGAAAAATTAGCTTGCTGTTTGCTTTTCAGGGAACTTGAAAAACACGCAAGCAAGGCAAAATAATAGGTTGACAGTATGGAAATTATAACCGCTTTATTTTCCGACATTGCTGCCTGGTACATCATCAGATATTACAGAGAGTTAAGCAAGTAAGACAGGCTTACAACCGGGATCGAGTCCCGGTCTTGCTTTTACCCTGGAAACGGGGAAAATTTAGAATATGGAGGAACGAGAAAATGAAAATTATAGAAATTTCGGCAATGCCTGACGGTACGGAAATACAACTAGAGGATTGGCACGACAAAAACACAAAAGATTATAAGGATTTATACGGTTATGTAATAGGTGTATATCCAGTTGCTAAAAATTCCGGTCGTTTGGGTTGGGTAAAATCCGGAGAAAAATTTAGAATATCAATCAGTTATAATAAATTTGCAAATTATACTGATGAAATGGTGTTGAGTGATTTTGAAGCGTTAAAAAATGGAGAAAAAACATTATCAGATTTAAAAGATCATTTTTTTAATAACTTTAAAGATCAATTTTATTTAGGAATTATAGATTTTGAGCCGTGACAGCCATTGCAGAGGATGCCAGCCGGGAGCGATGCCCGGCAATGGTTTTATGGGTGGAATTTACCCAAAAATTAAAAATAGGAGGTTGCCATAGGATGAAAGAAAAGAACCTTGAAAGACTTTACAAGCTGTTAGAGCGTGCGGAGCGAGAGCACGACACGGAAACAGCCGCCGCCATTCGGTGGGCAATTTTTGAACTTGAAAACAGATAAAGACGGTTGCAAGTCGTCTTTTTGTCGTGTCTTTGGTGGATCTACTGCCGTTTGGCGGTCTATTTGTGTTACTCTTCCATCGGATCCGGTCAGATCCTGCGCCCGGATATATTGACGGCTTGCGCTGTCTTGGTGTACAATCAAATATTACAAGGGGGATTTTCCAAAATGCGAAAAGTGGGAATCGGTCATGTATATGACATCATGGAGAGCGTATCCGATGCCGGGGAACGGCTGGAAATCGTTTTAAATGTGGAATCTGCCAGGGGATGTCTGTCTCCGGAATCTGCGGAGCTGTTGCGGTCTGCGTATGGTTCCATGCTTTCGGCTGTTGGAGACCTTGCGAAAGCTGCGACACGGTGACCGGATGACAGGTTCAAAACGTGCACCGCAGAAGCTTACAAGTGTTTCATGCCTTGAATCGTCATAAAAAAATCAGCGAAAAACCTCTGAAAACGGATTTTTCAGCTTGAAAAGTGCTACCCCGGGGGGATTGAAATTTTTTGCATTATATTTTGACGAAAAATTTTTCTTTCAAAAACCTCTGAAAACGAAATTTTCGGATAAAAATGTAGACCCACCGGGGTATCAAAAGAAACACATTAAAATTTTTTCAATACTTCACATCTATTTATCGACAGAATACCACAAATGTGTTAAAATTTTATAAAATCCAAAATGAAAGGGGTAATTACTCTATGAAACAAAGTGGTTTAGGAATTGCTTCGATGATTTTAGGAATCATCAGTATTTTGACAGCTTGTATAGCTTTCGGAATTGTGCCGGGAATTGTAGGTGCTATTCTTGCTATCATTGCACTGTGTCAGAAAGACAAGAAACACGGCACTGCTATCGCAGGACTGACTTGCTCTATTATCGGAATCATTATTTTTGCCATTATGGCATTGTTTGTAAATGGTGTATCCGATAGCAACAAGGAATCCACTGGTAATCAAGCATCTGTTTCTGCAACAGTGGATAGTTCTAACACAGTATCAGAAATCACACCGGAAACAAAAATTGAAGAAGCAGAAGTGCAAAGTAATACTGTCATTTCTCCAGGTTACACATTTGATGCAGACGGTTTACAAGTCACAATAAATGATTTTGACCTTAACTTCACCGATTATGAGGATGAATACGGTTGGAACACTCCTGCAGACGGAATGAAATACATAATGATTGATGTTTCCTATCAGAATAACAGCAAAGATGATAAGTATGTAAGTATCTATGATTTCCAGTGCTACGCAGACAATACAGATTGCGAACAGAATTACAGTGTTGTGGAAAACTCTTCGTTGAATGCGAATATTTCAAGTGGAAGAAATACATCTTACAAGATTGCATTTGTAGTTCCACAGGATGCGCAGAGTATTGAACTGGAATATGAAACAAGTATATGGACCGGTCATAAAGAAGTCATAAAATTACAATAGAATATAGGATTTTAAGGGCATCCGCAAGGGTGCTCTTTTTTGTTGCGAACCAACGTCCTGCATGGTATAATATATGTCAGTTAGGAAGTCTTGCACCACGTCCGGAGAGTGAAAGCTGATTAATCAGCCTAGATTGTAACCAAGACCCGGAATAAAGACAGACCAAAAAAGATTGGAAGTTCGCTACTCCAACAGTAACAGGGGTAGTGGGCTTATTTTTATGCTCTTCTGCCCCATGACAATGTATTTGTTGGAGGTAGAAAATGTTAGTTGAAATCAAAACAGTAAACAAAGAAGAAGTAACCGTTGTAACAAGCCTTGATGTTGCGGAAACGTTTGGAAAAGAGCATAAACGTGTCATGCAGGACATAAGAGAACTCGATTGTAGCGAAGAATTTAGAGAGCACAATTTCGTGCCTATCTCTTATATAGATAGTATGAACAGGAAAAAACCTATGTTTGTTATGACAAGAGACGGCTTTACTCTTCTTGCTATGGGATACACTGGTGAAAAAGCAATGCAGTTCAAGGAAGCCTATATCAAGCAATTCAACGCAATGGAAAAGGCTCTTATTGGCAAAATACGGGAACGTGAAAAAGGAATCGGTGTCCGCAGGGTACTTACTGATAGTTTGCAGAGGACTTCCGAAAATGAACGGATGCACGGTCATGCATACTCTACCTACACCGATTTGATTTATAAATCAGTATTCGGAAAAACCGCAAAGCAATTACGGCTTGACCTTAATATTGGCAACAAAGAAAACATCCGGGATTATCTGACTGAGGAAGAACTACTGTTAGTTCAGAATGCAGAAATGCTTGTAAGTTCACTGGTTGGATACGGTTGGGGATACGGAGAAATTAAGGAATTTTTGGAAAATAAGTCGGTGAATAAACTGGTCGGATGATAGACGCCCTAGATTCAATCTAGGGCATTTTTATTTTTTTGAAAAAGTGCTTGACTAATTTATGTCACGCATATATAATAAAGGTGTGACAAGAAAGGAAGTGAAAAATATGTCACCAGTAGGTAGACCAAAGGCTGAAAAGCCAAAGGCTAACCGCTTTAGCGTAAGGTTGGATGATGAAACGGAACAGAAATTAGAAAAATACTGTGAAGAGCATCAGATAACTAAAGGCAAAGCAATAAGGCAAGGCATTCACTTGCTGTTAGCAAAAAAATAGAGTAGTTGCTATCTGGCGAAAGATTCTCAACTACTCTACCCCACTCCCAAGGAAGTGATAACTTATTTTAACATCTTCTTTTGGGAAAATCAATCAAAAGGAGAAAAAAATTATGGACAGATTTTTAGAAATTGTATTTGAAAGTCAGATTATCAACACTGCAGAAAAAGGAGATAAATCATCAAAATATTTTAAGCCGTTCTTTGATAAGCTTCAGGAGATCGTGAGTGAAAATGTCTTTGAAGAACTCATGGATTCTTTTTCAGAATGTGAAGTGAAAACTATTAACTACTATGCCGTAGAGGGAATGAAGCTGGCAATCGGTATTATGAATGGTTCTTACGTTCCACAGATTTAGGAGATAGCATATGACGGAACTGGTAAATGTTGAGGGAACAGAGTTATCTGTAAAAGAATACAACGGGAAAATGGTTGTAAGTTTTAGTGACATATGTGATGTTCACAAATGCGATAGAAAAAGACTCGTCAAGCATTTTGAAAGAAAAAGGAAGCATTTTATAAAAGATATTGATTACTTTGAAATCACAAGAAAAGAGTTGAACGACCTGGTGTCTCCCAACTCAAAGATAATGGGAAATCCATATATGAGAACATATTTATTTACTGAAACAGGGTATCTCATGATTGTAAAATGCCTTGACGATGATATGGCTTGGGATGTTCAGAGAGCACTTGTAAACGGATACTTTGCTTCAAAGAATCAGCAACCAACCACGGCAATCGAGGAAAAGCCGACATTAGAGCTTGAAACAGACTGGTTCTGTATCAACCGTGGAAAAATTAATTACATCTGCCGTTGCTACGACATTACATCAAAGGAATATATGCACCACTTACTTAAAGTTTTGGGAAGAACGTATAATTTTGATGAAGCAAAGAGAATTTACATTACAATGACCGGAAACTACAAGTGCAGAAATTCCGAAGTAATCACCTACTTTCCACAGCTTTCAGACCTCGCATCTAAAATTCTTCAGAAAGATTTAGAGGACTGTGCAAAAGAAGAGACACCATAACAGGGGTCTTTTCTATGCAAAAAAAGAATGCCCTCCACGACAAGGACACTCTTCTTTTAAAAATACATGTTTGATGCGCTTTTGCTGAAAAGTATTTCTACTGCTCAGCTGGTTTAAATTATAACCTGAACACCTACATTGTATCATTCAAGAAAAATTTACGCAAGCATTCTCATGTAATTTTTGATAATTTCATCAGCCAGTGTAAACACATTTCTTCCATAAGTGGCTAGGAAGTCTGCAACAATCTCTTCTACCTCAATCGGCATGGTAAGGTTGTATGAAAATGCAAACGCATGGCACAACTCATGGCAGAGAACACGGTCAAAGAATGAGCCATTGATTCTGTTGGAAATATAAATGTACTGTGTATTTCGGTCTGTCATTCCAAACGTGTATGTGTTATCAGAACGCATTAACATGGTGCTGTGTGGCTCTACAAGCCTTAAATTTCAAACGATACCATTTATCGTGAACATCTTACCACCTCCAACATAAAAGGGGCTAAATAAGCCCCTTATGTGTGTTATCCGATTTTTGTTACCAGTGCAGAAAGCTTGCTTTTAAGGACAGACTTCTCTTCCGGTGTGGCATCATTGATGATTTCGGACATATCCGTTGCCAATTCCGCCATGTAGGTGTTCAGGTCACGCACTTTTGCTTCCTTGTCCGCAGGAGTGTTAGCTTTGTGCAGTTCCTTATTTTCCATGTAGGCTCTACGGCTCATTCCGCTTCTGCCCTCTCTTGAATCACGCATGGAACCAGTAGATGCAGAAGATTCAGTGTAGTACATTCTTCCCATGTCTCTGTCCATGTCACGGTGATACATTTCCGGCGTCATGTGATAATAAGGCGGTTCCTCATATCCTCTGCGGTAGGTTCCACGACCTTTAGGTGCAAATCTCCCATCAGCATAGCGGTAATGGTCGTAAAAACGTTTACCACCGTCACCGTAACGATCAAACATTTCCATGACTTCGTCCGGGTCATATTCCTGCATGGTTTTTGTCAACTCACGGTAGTACATAGCTTCGGACAAGTCTTTCATCATGTCGATGACCTTTCCCATTTCGCAAGTATCTACCTTGTCAATTCCTTTGTCAAACTGCGCTTTAGCGCATTCAGAAAGTTTTTCAATCATTTCATGCATTCTTTTAACATCCATGATTTTTCACCTCCTACGCTTCACGAACGGCAATTAAATTACTGTTCTGCACTTCGATAGCCTGTGTAGAAGTGTTCTGAACCGCTACCGTGCTGCAACATCCACGAGGAACATCAATGTAAGCCTGTGCAGATACATTGAAGAAATTCTCTACTGCTGCCGGAGTTACAATCATTCTTGTGGACTGTAAAGGTTCCCCGTCTATTGCCAGTGCAAGGGAAATTTCCTCAACAGTTCCACCCGTGGGAATCTGAATGTTGCCGGAATAACTTACAAGGAATCTTGCACGACACTGATTAGTGATACCTCTTAACTTCACAATTCCGGATCCCTCTCTATGAGTGATACAGTTACTTCCATTCACTGCAGTTTCGGTAAAGGCAACGTCTGCTCCTGCTGCCACAGTCTGTAATGCTACTGCTGTATATTCAGCCATAATAAATACCTCTCTTTCAAAATCAAAGGGGCAAACCATGCAGTCTGCCCCATGTTGTCAGTAATTCTGCATAGCAGACATAACCATAAGGTTAAGTTACTCGATATGCAGTTTTAACATCCGCAACCAGTGTTGCAACCACACCCGTAATATACGTTAGGGTTGGGAACCTGATATGCAGGAATAGGTGCAGGTTTCACAGTGTTGATGATCTGCTGTGTCTGAGCCGCCATCTGAGTAGTGAGAAGTGCATTCTGCCGATCCTGTGAAGCTGCTCTGCGCAGATCGTTATTCTCTGCGGTCAGAGTTGCAATCTTGTCTTGGCATAAGTAGTCAAGGATTGCTCTCGTACCGGCATTTTGACTGTCGATAATGTCACGAGTGTTGTTGTTCATGGTGTTCTGCAATGCGCAAGTATTTGTTGCCATATTGTAGTTCACACCCTGGATAGCTTCACGGGTATCGCAGCAGCACTGCGCTAACTGTGCCTGTAAAGCGTTAGCATTCTGCATTCCTGCTACGGTGTCTGCATTGATAGCCTGTTGGATGCCATAGCCGGTCTGTAAAATGTTGGTATTTACGCCATTAAATCCGGTAAGCATACCGTTGTTTACAGCGTAGAATCCGTCACACAGACCGTTGTTGATTCCGTCCAGCTTACCGATGATAGACTGGGTATCGAACCCTCTTTGCAATGCAGAATCGGTGTAGTAACTGGAATTAGAGCCATTACCGCCCCATCCATTACCGCCCCAACCGCCAAAAGCAAAGAAAAGGACGAAAATAATAATCCACCAGGCACCATCGTCACCCCATGCACCGTTGTTTCCATATCCGCTGTTGGCAGGCATAACAGGCATGGTAAAGGGAGTATTGTTACTCTCAAACATAATTTTTACCTCCGTATAAGATTTTTTATACTTAATCTTGCAAGAATTTAGTATCTACTTCATAGGAAATTGACGCTTGAATTTTTCAAATTCGGAATCAAAATCTATGCCACGTTCCTTGGCAATATTTCTACCAAAATTTTCAACACCTAATATGTCACCTTTTTGCGCCATTCCCATTACATTTCTAATCATGGGATTCTGCATCATCTGACTATTTCCCATAATCCCTTGAATTATTTGCCGTGGATTTCCAATCCCTTTAGGCATCTGCATATGGTTCATCATATTCATTCAGCATCTTCCTTTCTTTGTGCCTGTGAAGTTTTTCTTTGCGATTGCGAAGATTTCAACTGCTCAATCTTTTGCTCCAGTTCATCAAAACGCTTCATAAATACCGCTGTGGCTTCGTCTGATAGGTCAAATTTCGTCTTTTCTGCGGTCTGCGGTGAATTGTTAGGGTTATCTTCCAAAACAGGCTTATAGATCCTTGTATAGATTTTTCCGTCTGCTCCCCAGGATTTAGCATAGATCTCTGACATATCCTGTTTAGGGAAAAATGCCGTATTGCCATCCATAGGAACCTCATTCGGTGCTATGCATTCCTGCGCTGGAACAATTCGACCGTACATCTGTACTGCGTTTTGTTGTGGCTGTTGCATAAATTGCTGTGACTGAAATTGTTCCTGCTGTGGCATAAACTGTCCGTACATAGGTGTCCTATACTGCGGATTGAAATAGTTCGGATTCATAATAGGCTGTGGCATGGCTATTCTCCTTTTCTTCCATTAATTCTATCTGTTTCGCAATTTCCACTTCATCAAGTGTCTGATATGTCGGTTTGTTCAAAAGTCCCAACGGACTGAAATTCATAAGCATTGCCAAGTTCTCCTATAACTTCCTCTGTGGCATGGACTACGATTGATTGATATTTAAGCGGAACACTTCCCATCTGTTCTTTACTAAAAATACGTTCCAGTGCTTCATCTGAAAATCTGAATTTTGCCATAAGGTCATTCCTCCTTATGCTTAAATTTTGGCATAAAAAAAGAAAAGAAAATTTCCATTTTCTTCTCATAATTTTCTCATTGGCATAAGGCTTTTCTACGTACCAATTACGTACCAATTTTTGTTATTTTATATAGATTTATAAAGAATTACGTTAATGTAAAAATATTGCAGAATGCCGTAAATATAAGTATTTGTAGGCATATAACGCATTATGTTAATATACGTTAAAAATGGCTTTTAATTACAATGCCCAGCTTCATGATTTATTTACCGTTCAGACCCACCAAAAGGATCTGCCTTTCTTGTATTTTCTATTCTTTATTTCGCTCATAAGTCCATCCGCCTCCATGCAGAGGCAGACGAATCCGAAATAATATTA